AGGAGATAATACTCACAATATTTCTGCTACAGTCACTATTGATGATAGTGAATGGGAAGAAGTAGGAGGGTGGCTATGGAACAATAAGGATTATTACAACGGCCTTTCGTTTTTGCCGAAGGACCTTGGCACCTATGTTCAAACACCATTTGAGTCAACCACCAAAGAGGTGTACGACCAGATGATGACTACGCTTCACGACATTGATTTGCGTGACGTAAGGGAGGGCCAGGACAACACCAACCTTATGGGCGAAGCAGCGTGCGCTGGTGGCGCCTGCGAGGTGCAGTAATGTGTATAACATGTTAATCGTAACATAGCGATCTATATTATATTTGTTAAGTTGTTTGACGATTAGGTTCAAATGGTTTGATAATGTGGTAGTGACGGGGTCTGCGGAAGCAGGCCCCTTTCGCTAAGCGATTATGAAAGACAAAATACACTATATCAATGAGTTGATGGACGGGCTTCATGGTCTGTCTATTGATCTATATGAGGCTATGGCCGACGGAGAAGATAAAGAAGTCGTGTCCATATGCGAAAAAATGCTGGAGATAATCAGACAGATACGCTCTGATCATAACAGCGAACTCACAATTTAACAAACCAATTATGTCAAATTACAAAAAGGAAGCACTTGAGATGTTTGAGAGTGGCTTCGGGACGAAAGCCGAGATTGCTAGAGCAATTAAGGAAAAGCATGGCTTGGATGGCAGCGTAGAGAATCTACGTAAGGCAATTTCAAAGTACATCAACAAACAAAAACACAAAGGCCTTGAAGAAGAATGCAAAGAGGTTGGTCTTCCCATGGAAAACGTATCGCACTACTGGTACAAAGGGAAGCACTACTCAATCAATGTCAAGGGATCTAATGTAACGTCATGGGAGGACATCAAGGAAGATGTCATCTCAGACATGCAATCACACGCCTACAAATATGAAAGAATACAATACCCCAAGCAAACCAACGGTCACCTGCTTGTCGTTGATCCGGCGGATGTACACATCGGCAAACTGGCCAGCGCTTTTGAGACTGGCGAGGATTACGATTCACAAACAGCTGTGGCTCGTGTCATCGAAGGTGTCCACGGCATCCTTGAGAAAGCGTCAGGATTCAAAATAGACCAAATCTTGTTCGTTGCAGGAAACGATATCCTGCACATTGACACTCCACGCAGAACCACTACAAGTGGTACGCCACAGGATACTGACGGCATGTGGTACGAGAACTTCTTGACTGCCAAGAAGTTATACGTACACGTTCTTGAGCTGCTTATGGAGACAGCGCCTGTGCACTTCTGCTTCAATCCATCAAACCACGACTATACCAATGGTTTCTTCCTGGCTGATGTGATTCAGAGCTGGTTCCACAACTGCGAGAACATTACATTTGACTGTGGCATCGCACATCGCAAGTACTACAGATACCACAACAACTTGATCGGTACCACGCATGGTGACGGAGCGAAGGCCCAAGATCTTCCATTGTTGATGGCCCAGGAGGCTTCGGTTGATTGGTCTGATACCAAGCACCGGTACGTGTACACACACCACGTACACCACAAGACGTCTAAGGACTTTATTGGAGTTACTGTCGAAAGCCTGCGCTCTCCATCAGGCACGGACAGTTGGCATCACAGAAATGGCTACGCACACAATCCGAAAGCCATTGAGGGATTCATACACTCTAAAAACCACGGGCAGGTCGCAAGACTTACCCACATATTCTAACGAAGAGGGCCCCTAGGGGCCCTTTTTTATTTAGCTTGGATTACCTTAGCCTTGATCACTCCGCCTGGTTGGGATCCAGATTCTTTTACTTTCTTTCCTGTTTTCTTTGCACGCCCAGTAGCCTTATTGGCCATACTTCCAATCTCTGTTGGAGCAAGTCCTAGCGAGTACATGAAGTCTGCCAGTGCAACATATGCCATCTTTTGTTTGGCTTCTTCATCAAGCTGCATGGTTACATCGTTTCCAAAGAAGTCCTGCTTCGTATATTCTCCGGTTGCTGCCATGTGAAGCTTGTCGTATGCTGATAGCATCTTCTCTGCTGCAATAGCATTCATGCCAAAGTCACTCATCCAAGATCCAGACTCGAAGTTTTTGGGAAGCTCAAATGTATCCTTGTCTATTCCAACTGCTTCTAGCCCTTTGTTTATTGTAATTCTAACAACTTCGTTTGTTACAGGAAGCGGAGACAATACGTCCATTACAATATTCTTTGCATAGTATTGAGAAGAACGTTTCATTCGCTTCTTCTTCTCTTCCTCATCCTCGTCGTAGCCCCACAATGCATCGGTCATCTCTGTAAGTAGATTTGCGAAGAACATTGACATGGCAGAGTAAACGCCCATCTCGATAGCCATACCTGTTAGTGATTTTCCAGCGTTGATTTTCTCTTGCGTGGATGCTTCCTTGTTCCCAATGATTGACAGGTCTGCGTACATACGAGACTTTTGGTTCATAACGAACGTCATGAATGGGAAGAACGTTTTTCTAAGGAACATTTTCATTGGTTCCTTTGACGCAAAGAATTCTCCAGCAAGATCAGAATCAGAATAGTTTTGCTGTCTGTCTAGCATTGCCTGAGCATAGTCCGCTGCCTCTTTGTTTAGTTTGTGGCTGCTCCAATCCATGTTGCTAGTATCGTAGCCCATCTTGTCAAGCTGTTGCTTGTAGTAGGATATCCAAGACGTACGAGCAATCCAAACGTCAGGTTTAACGAGGAATGTATTAAGCCACATCTCGCTCGCCTTATTAAGCAACTTAAGTGCGGCATCTCCTTTTGTTTGACTTGCCTTTTCTAGAATCTTATTGATACTCTGAATATCGGCGTTTGATGCGATACCACGAAGGGCTATGGCATACCCGGAGTCATTGATGAATTGGTTAGCCTGTATGGCGTCAACAACAGATAGACGTCCACCGGAGTTGATCATTGTATTAAATGCAACACCAATCGTCTGTTTGGGAGCCTGAAGAATACCACCCAGCGCACGTCCTGCACCTAGACCAGCGATAGTATTCATAGCTTTAAATACTCCACTGAGCTGATCCTGGCTGACATAGTCTTTGCGCTTTGAACGAATGACAAACTTCTTCATTCTATCAACCATAAGGTCACGATCTTCTTTGGTTGGAACAATTTTTTCAAATCCATCTGAATTAAAGAATGACTTCATCTGCCGTGTGGCCTCTGCGGTATTGATGTCCATCAATGCATCATACATTGAGTTTGACATATTAACGTCAAAGTCGAAGCTTACAATGCGTGATGGGCGTTTGCCAAGTGTTTGGATGCGCTTATTCTCCATCAACACTCCTGCTTCCTTGGTGTCAAAGTAGTCGCTTGAGTCGGCAAACATGCTTTCTCCCCACTGTGCCTCGGCCACATCTTTTCCTGACACACGCTTGAATCTATCTGGGGTGTAGTTGATGTCACTTCCAAGAACAACGTTGTATACGTTTCTTGACAAGTCCTGTAGATCATCGTATTTGCTAGACCACTCATCAACCCAGAACTTAACAGCATCCTTATTGAAGTCCTTAACCTTGGACTCTACTTGGTCTATTGAGCTAGACCCTTTGAGTATGTTGTCATATACTTTTTGCAGTTCAACTGCCTGAGACTGTTCCTTTTCGGTTCCAGTCTTCATGTATGCAAGTGTTTCCTCTACCAGGGCTTTTCTTCTCTCGAACTCGTTCTGTTGTTTTGTTGAGTTTTCGTTTACGCTTCTTGAAACAAAAGCCAATACGCCACGCTCCATAACGTTCTCAAGATCTCTGAAGCCTTTTACCTCGCCAAACTTTGCAGCGTACTTGTTGAGCATGTTGTTTAGCTGAACCTGTGTGGTGGTCTTACCTACTTTGAATGCATTGGCTCCAGATGCACGCATAAACGCAAGTGCCCTGTTTACACCGCCAAACATCCTTTGAACCATAAGGTCAAGCTGCTCGATTTGCTCAGCCCATGCACGTCCAGCGTTCTTTGAATAGAACAGGCGCAATGGCTTTCCACGGTATCCTTCTTTCGCTAGATTCTTTGCGTTAACCTGACCAACATAGTCAGCGATAGTCGCTGCCATCCCATCAGTAACCTTGTTTACTATAAAGTTGTCAATAGCCTCTACAGCTGCATATGCCTCCTTAAGTGGCATCATATCTGTGTCAACCTCAAGGAACCTTCTAGCAAGCTTTTTCTGTGACTCAGTGAGCTCTATCTCCTCTCCTGTGAATGGGTCAACACCACGCTGTATCATTGATAGCGCAATAGTTCTGTAGTATCCGAACGCCTTCTTGACATAGTCACGAATCATCTTCTCCTTCTCTGCTGGTGGAAGTGTTTTTGGATCCTCTGAGTTGATGGCATCGATAATCTTTTTGATCTCATCGATATTCATGTCCTCGGTAAGAATACCTGCCATTACTAAATCCTCGTTTCGTGCCAGTATCTCATCAACCTTTTGCTTCTCTTGGCGCTTAATTTCTTCGTTTGCGTAATCCTGTATTTTGTCATACTCAACAGCGCTCTTGAACGAAACATCTGCGCCTTCCTCCGTCACACGACCAGTGGTTGGTTTCATGGCATTGTAAAGGGAGGATGCGTACTCCAGATATTCTTCGATGTTTCCAACACGTCGTGGCTCTATCTTAGCAAACTGCTTGGCTATTGCCTTTGTGCCTGCGGCTACGGAGTCAGACTTAGAAAGGTTCTTGATTTTCCTCTGAAGTGTGTTTGACTGTGAAAGCTTCTCTCCGTACTCGGCATTCTTAAATACCTTCTCCATGTAATCAACAAAGTTGTTGACAGCATCAGGCTTGGTGAGATTCACCTTGCTGGCCTTATTGATGATTGTCTGTACTTGCTTGGCTGACAATACACCGGACTTTTCCATAGCCTTTATTTCTTGGGCTATTCGAGCTCTGATACCGTTGATAAACGCCACAGCGTCTTTAGCTGCTTTTGCTTCGGCCTTGATCTTTTCTTTCAATGCCATCATTTCGTCGACAGTGACTTTCTTGGCATCTTTAATAGTACCAAGCAGCCTATCTGCCTTTGGAGCAGACTTTACTCGCTGCCCAAGTTCCTTCTTGAGGTCACGGATCATCTGATCACGCTGAGAGTCATTGGCTCTTTCGTATACAGCACTCTTCTGAACGTAATTAATCACGTCATCTGCGATACGGGCTTTCGTGGCTCCACGCTTTGTTGCTTTTTCAATGATACCATCAACCTTATTTCGCATGCGATCATAGCCAGGGAGGTCCTTGTAGTTGATCTTCTGAGCACGGGCTGTGATGGTTGTTGATGAATCAACAGCGGAAACCAACTCTGGATTATCTCCAGTTTCTTTTGCAATTATATATGCTCTTGCAACTTGATTAGAGATTACTTGTTTTTTGTCTTTAGGTGTACCGTCTTGGTTAAAGCCATAAGCCTCAAAGTCAAATGGAGCAAGTCTTGGTAGATCGTTAGATCCGGATTGTTTATTAATTCTAGCAACTTCTTCATCGGTAAGAACTCTGTTGACTTTCATTTCGCCAGATATAATCCAGCTTCCAGTCATGTTAGAGTTTGTTTTGTATTTGTAGTTACCTCCAGAAGGAATCTGGTCTGTTATATGGGCTGTTCTTGGAACTATGTCTCCATTTTTATTCCTATCCGCACGGCGATTAGCTTCTGTTTGCCAATCAAAGTCATCCCCAACCTCTACCTCTGCCCACACTTGATCGCTATCTCTTAAAGATGGAGCTTTGTCTGAAGCATTCTTTTTGGCACCAATATGAGTTGCAATAGCAAATTCTCCAGAATGCCAGCCAGGCCTATACGCCAATGGTCCAAGTGTTGACTTTACCATTGTTTTGCCTTCTTTTGTAGTAGTCAATTCACCTGCTTTAGCTTCTATCCAATCGCCTGTAGTAACTGATTCATTAGCGCCTACAAACAATGGGAATAGCTCTCCTGGGAAGTTTTTCTTTACTTTGAATAGCTTATATGCTTTTTGTGTTTTTTGAGGTGCTTTTACGTCCTTGTGTATCAACTCTTTTAGCGACTCGAGTTTTGATTCGCTAAGGGAAGACAAAGATTCTGAAACAGCCTTTACCTCAGATGGTGTTATTTTTTGTGATCTAGCTTTTAATTCGACCTTTCCGTCTTGAATTCCAAAGTTTTCGTTTAAAACTTTTATTTCTTCTGAAGTTAATTTCTGAGCACGGGCGGTGATGGTTTCTTTGACAGGTTCTTGCTTGGCCTCGTCAAAGATATAAGGGCCTTTATCTAGCAATGTTGCCTTGCCCATACGCATTGATCGCTTAGACATAGGAAGATCAAACTTGCCAGAGCTACCTTTTTGAACGTATGACAGCACGCCATTCTCATCAATGTCTGTAATGACAGACTCTTGACCATATATCTGAACAAGGTCTCCAACCTCAATTTCGCCCTCAATGGGCTTCATCTTGATGTTTTCGGCTTCTGGGGTAAGTGTCTTTGTGCTCTGGGCCCTATAGTCTGCCTTGTTTTTCCACTGAGCAACGGTCATGTCAAAGCCATTCTCTCCTGCAACCTTTGTGATCCATGCCACTTGGTAGTTTGGTGAGAACGCATATTCAATTGGCTTGCCAGTGTTGTTGCGGTTCATGTGCTCCAGGAATCGCTCCTTGGCTTCGTCGTAGAAGTTCATAGGATCCTTTCGGATATCATAAACCTTGTCACGTGGAACGACAACCGTGTGTAGCTCATTGCCAACACCAGGCTCCTTTTGGCCTTCTTGTGCATAGTACATAGCAAGACCTCCTACAGACGACAGGGCCTGCTGTTCTTCTTTGCTGGTCAACAAGCTTCCTTGTCCAGAAGATGGCTTGATCTGATCACGCTGTGATGAAGAGTAGTGATGAAAAACAATGTTTCCATTATCGTCCTCTGTCAAGTACTTATATACGTCTTCAGAGATAGCTGCAGGAGCTTTCTTCTGCGCACGGGCGGTTATTTTAGTATCTGTAGCAACACGACCAATACCCATTCCACGTTGAGCTAATCCCAACTGGGCATTAGATGCTGGAGACCCATCAATTCTACGTATAGCCTCAACGGCCTTTGGTCTGTACCCAAATATCTTTAGCACAGGAGGTTTGCCACTTTTAGTTACAATAGCATATGGATAGCTAGGGTGTTCCTTGTCTTCCTTGAATGTAACATCCTCGTCTACCTCGATCATCGCATAAGCATGGCTACTAGGAAGACCAAGAAGCAATCGTTCTGTCATAATCGTTCCAAGCTGCTCACGTATCCCTTGTTTTGTGAATCGAATATTCTTCTTAGCTCCAATGGCCTTTTGTATTTCCTTGATATTTTTCTTTGGAGATTCAAGCTTGCCAAGTTCATCTACTAAATCGCTAAAGAATGTACCACGCTTCTCAAAGGTAGAGTCGGATACATTCATGAACTTATTCTCGATGTCTGCCTTAATTGATGAAGCAGATGATGTTCCTGAAAAATCAATATTATATTTCTTTCCTGCAGCCTTCAAAGCTGTTCTGAAGTCAGATGTAGAAATCAAACCACTAAACACAAGCTCTTCAAGAATCTGCATTGCTGCTTTCACGCCTTGTACAGAGCTAATCATTTTGTCCTGAGAGCCCCTTACAAGAACAAGTCTGGCTTTTTTATCGGAAGACTTTTCCCTAGATTCGTTTATTAGCTTTACTAGGCCGCTGGCCGATGACTTTGCTCCAGAGGCCCATACGTTTCCAAACTTTAAAACATAGTATACGCCTCCATTGCCATCCATTATCTTTTTCCCTTTGTAGCTGAGATTGCCTACAAAGAGATTATCTGGCTGGTGAACAGCGACTGGTTCTCCAGCTGCCTCATCTATCGATGCATTTTGAACAACAAGACCATCTTCTACGAGCTTTTGAAACTCTGCCTCATCCTCGAAATAATATATATCAAAGTCACCAATCTTTTGGCTTCTATTTTTGAAAACAGTATCTGTATTTTCTATTTCTGTTGTGTCTTTTGTTTCAAAGAACTCCTCAACCGTTTCTCCTTTGGCTACCTTCTGAGAGATCGTGCTCATGAAGTCAATGATGTTCTCGGCTGTGGCATCCTTCAAGAAAACTTCCTTGCCGGTAAGCTGCATGGCAAAGTCATTGATGATATCCTTGATCTTCTGAAGGAATGACTTCTGCTGTGGTGTCAGGTTTTGAATATCGAAACCACCTTCTACCAGCATGCCACCAAACTCGGCCATGTACTCACGGAACACGACTTCGTTGCCTTCTTTTGAGTATGTCTCTGAGAACGCACGAAGTTCCTCTGCGATGTCATTAAAACCAGACAATCGAAGCTGACGGTCAATGCTTTTACGGAACTCTGCAAACTTCTCAGGGTTTTTACCAAACGCATCGTTTAGCATAACCTCCCAAGCCTCGTGCCCTGCTGTGCGAGTGTTAGCAGCGGTTTTGTCAACGACAATGGCAACTGGCCTATCTCCTGCAAACAGAGCCTGCCCACGAACGTCTTTAAAGTCGTTGGCTACCTCTTGGGCCTTCTCCATGCCTACACGTGGCGTGAGCGCCTCTACAATGCGTGCACGGGTATCTTCTAGGTTGTCTCCAACAATGAACTCAACCTCAGGGAAAGCCACTTGAAGTGACTGAGCCGTATTCTGAATGGTCTGTCCAACTGTAGCTTGATCAGCTGGTGTCATCATGAAGTCAGGAACTTTGCCTTCGCTCAATGATTTTGCTATCTGCTTAAACTGATCGTCGGTGAATGACATTGGATTCATTCCGTCTGCACCAGTCTTAACGTTCTCAAATGTGTCAAGATCAAACAGAGACTCTTGTCCTGCCATTTTCCCAAACTCAAGAGCAGCTGCTCTATTCTCCTTGGGGACTACAATGTTTAGATCTAATGATACTTTATTGCTGTTTGGGAATTTATAAATTCCAACCTTTACTGCGTTTGATCCAATCTTGGCTTTGTTTGCTTCAACAAATTCAGCAATACGCTCTGGCGTTAGTTCTTGCTGTGTAATATTCTCGCTGGTTACAGGAACAACAAGTCCGCCATTTGAATAAACGGTTCCATCTGAATTGAATGTTTGTCCTGTCTCGACTTCTGGCGCAGCAGCAACAACAACATCGACTTCTGGCTTTGTGTTTGCCACAATAGCCGGAGCGTCTATTGTTACTTCTTCTTGGACACCTTCTTCGGTAACGACTTCAGGTTTTGCTTCGGGTGCTCCTTGCGCCACTTCTTCGCCAACTCTGGCTTCTGGCTGAACAGGAACTTCACTTGTTGCTTGCTTTTGAACGGCATTATCTATAATTGTTTGTTGTTCTTGTAGTTTGGCAATTGCTTGTTTCTTGAGCTCTCCAAGAGCAATGGCCTTTGTTTCTTTGTCTATATTTGGATCATCATTTATTTTGATCGCTTTGTTTTTTAGATCATCTGCTTCTTTTGTTAGTCTAGATATATTGTCCTTATCTTCTTCGCTCAAGTTACTTACAACGTCAGATACATCTTTTTTAATAACCTCATTCTGATCCTTTATGCTATTAATAGCCTCTCTCATTGTAGACGCTACTGTTTCGTCTGTACTGGCATCTGCGCTTCGTTGAAGGGCTTCGATCTTAGCCTTGTTTTCTTGGTATTGCTTTCTTTGGTCTGGCTTCATCGCTGCATTTGCGGCGTCTCTATTCCTTATAGCAACCGCAGATGCAATATCAACAATACCCATGGGGCCTTCTCCAACACCTTCTAATAGAATCTCTGCTGCGTCTTGCTCTTGACCAGCAATACCTCGTGCTGTTGCTTCACCTATAGATCCACCAGCCATCTCTATACCTGTTGTTGCTGCAGCTGCCTTTATCTGTCCAGCTCTTGTTGTATTTGCGAGTTTAGCACCTACAGATCCAGCTAGGTTTGCAGTAAGTGCATCAATAGCAACAACAGTTCCTGCACGTGCTGAAGCCCTATTTCTTATTCTTGACAGCGCTTCTGGATCTTCCAATACTGCCTTGATGCCATTTCTAGTAAAGTCTAAACCTTTTTTCTCAAGTTCCTCTTTTAGAAACTCATTGAACGAACTACCATATTCAACAAAGCCATTAGCTGCAGAAAATGCATACGGAACGGCTTTTATTGCTCCAGTAACAGCACCTGGTGCTCCTCCTGTCAAAGCCCCAGCTCCAGCTCCGCCAGCAACAGTAGTTCCAGCAGCAGACAATGATGCTGTATTCAACATTGAAGAAAGAGATGTTGCTAAAATTTCTGGGATTGCTCCTGGAGAATGATACATTGCTTTCATTGCAGCAAAAACATCACCTCCAGCCGCTTCGTATATATTTTGAAATCTAACCATTTCATTTGATGGACCTAGTTCATCCATCTTTTTTGATATGGCTATATACTTATCAATGTCTTGATCTGGCGTTTTGCTACCCCCCCAAGCCATTGGAATGGTTTCTTCTACAATATCGCCCTGCGCCAATCCAGTTGCAATCGCTCGTCCAAGATCGTCTATCTTTTCGCCAAGGCCCATCCATCCAATGTTAACCATTGGATTGTCCATGGCCTTTAAGAAGTTAGAAAACTCACCAGTAAAGTAATCACTTTCTACATCAACTTCTTTGTCTATAGCTGCTTGTGTCCTATCTGCTATAGCCTGATCTACAGACTTTTGGTAGTCTAGTCTGCTTTGTATTACATCTTTAACTCCAGGAACTTTTAGAACTTCTGCTGTAGCCTTGATCTTTTCGTTTGGGCTAAGAGACTCAAAGTTTTCTGGAAGATATTGATTCACGACTGCCTCGTCTGGGGCAAACGGCATGAAATCAATAAGCTCAGCCTCAGTTATATCTCCAGATAAGCCCGATGGAACTCTGGGTTCCGTTGGAGATGTACCCAAGAAACCACCTTCTGCCGAAGGCATTGAAGGCAATCCCTCTTCTTTTTTTTTTAATTGATCAGAGAAGAACTGATTGTTGAAATCAGCTAACGGCTTTGTATAAAGGCCTTCCTGCTTCAACGCAAAGTGAAGCTGATTGATAGCTTCTGGAGTTGAGAATTGTGTCTTGAAATCATCAAGACTCTTTGTGTAAAGACCTTGTTTATTAAGGGCGTTGTAGAGTTCGTCTATTCTTGGCATTGCTAGAAGTCCTTGAGACTTCTGCAAATATACGCAATATTAACCTCCGAATCCAAGGTTGTCTAGAAGACCAGGCGTTCTGCCCATTGCTGCGGGTCCTGTAGATTCAAAACCCAAACCAGTGTTACCCAGACTCATTCCACCAGTTGATGTTGGGAATGCGCCTGTTTTTGGCAGGGCCAAAGGCTTTCTGTTTACTCTATTCTGTATCAGCTCCCACGAGATCTTGAACTCGTCGTCTGTAGCGAGTATGTTAGAGGCTTCGTTGTAGAAAGGTTTTAACTCTCCTTGTGTATACGTAGCAACTCTCTCTACCGTATTAGCTCCAGATCCTTGCCTAAACTTCATGGTGTAGGTGCCATCTGGATTTTCAGATATAGAATGAAGCATGCCCATTCCAGGGAAGTTAGCTCCTTTAATATTACTAAACGCACCTTTTGGATCTGTTGGGTTTGCGGCAAAATCATTTGAGTTTTTAATCCTCATGTCAACGAGTTCTTCTTTGATCTGGCCCGATACATACCCTTGCCTATTCTTCTCTTCCAGCGCTATTTTTTGGAGCCTTATTTGTTCAGCGTTTTGAGCAAGGACTCTTTTTTGGTACTCTGTAAGACCCTGTTCTTCTTTGTAGTCTACCTGAGCCATGATAGCATCCTTAACAATCTGTCTTGCGTCAGCCATGAGCTCGTCAGTGATTTGAGGCGTGAACACTCCTTGTGCATTTGGTTTTACAACTACAGCCTTTCTCTTTTCATCAGGGCTCAATGAAGCGTAGGTCTCAGGACTAACAGCTCTGTATCCCTTGGCATTGTCAAGAAGAACAGACGCAACGGCTTTGCTGTTTGCAAGGATAGCGTCAGTGGTGGTGTTCAAGATCTCGTCCTTCTTATTTAGATCAATTCCAGATAAGACGTATTTACCGGTAACAGGATCTTTACCTCCGTACTGACCATATACTTTCACATAGTCGTTTACGGCTGCAGCAAGGTTTAACTTTGTGACCTTTTGGTTCAAGGCGTTGTTGATGGTCTTAACATCCATCAAGCCATCGGTCATAACCTGACCCGTCTTTGGATCAACCTTAGCGATGTATACATTACCGTCAACAGGGTTTACATAGATCTGCTTATTGGTAAGATCAGTGAGAGACAAATAGTTCTCACGAGCAAACTCTTCTAATGAAGATGCCTCTCCCTTATCGAGACGATCCAAGAAGTCTGCGTAGTCTTGGTTAAATGTCTCTGCATTCTTTGCAAATGTCTGCCATCCTTCTTGAGCACGAAGGATGTTTAGCTTATACTGAGCCGGAGTAATGAGGCCTTGCTTTAGAAGTTTGTTCTGAGAAGCCATGTACTCCTTAGTGGTGTTGATGCCTTTAAGAGTGAACTCATTAAAGGTCTGAGACTTACCCATCTCAGTATTGTTGACCTCTGCAGCGGCGTCCATCTCGAGCTTGTCGAGATCAGCCTTCTGCTGTTCACGGTCTTTATACACCTCCTGCAAACCAGTTGATAAGCCACGAGTAATGGCTCCCCAATCTGTTCGCTGGACCTGTGGTGCTACATATTTTGCAAATGTTGCCATTTATTAAAAATTCAGTTCAGTACCTGAGGTTATAGATGATATAGGAGGAGTTACTAATGCACCACCTGTTAGGTAATCGGGTACAGTTAGCCCATCGTAAATAGACTTTGGTCTAACATCTATTTTTGGAGTCCTGCTTACACCTTCAAATGCTTGAGGAGCATTAAATATGTTTTGTTTTGGTGCAGCAGCCTTTGTCTTCTGTTGTGGATACAAAGCACTTAATCCATAAATATCAATGCCGGCCTGCGCAACTGTTTGAGCAGCACTACTTAATGCAGCACGCTTGTCTGACTCAGCTTGAGCAGCAGCTTGCTGTGCTCCACCAAGTTCCATTCCCTCAATGTTGGCTTGTAACTCAAGGTTGGCATTTGATATAGCTTGCTGGTTGCGAGCACGCTCTAAATTTCTTGCGTACTCCATTTGGTCAATCTGAGCCATTCGTGCCAAGTCTTCTTCTGCCCCCATGGCGGCAAGACCAGGAGTACCGCCAAGTACAGCAGCTCCACCAGCTTCCTGTAGTGCTTGAATCTGCATGGCTTCACGCTGTGCTTGTTTTTGGGCAGCCTGCTCAAATCCCATCATTGGTACTTGAAGACCAGCCATCGTGTCTTCGTATCGCATAGCCCTTAAGCGAGCAGCAGCTTCATCTGCAGCAGCCTCGGCTTCTTTGCGTTTTTTTGATGCTCCAATTGCTTGCCCAACATTAAGGCCAGAGCCTATAAGCGTTGTAGCTATTGGTATTGCTAATGGTAAAACTGGCATATTGCAAAGATACTATATATTACGGGTAACTCTTGAACACCTCTGAAGAAACAGAAAATAGCTCGATGTCAGTCGTGCTATCGTTAGTTAATTCAACCTGCATGTAATAACCACGGGCGCCAAATGACTCAGCTTGGCTGTTCTTAATGTAAAGAATAAAATCTCCAGGTGATGGCGAACTCAGTAATGTAGTAACCGTTATAGAACTACCAGTATGAGCAGAGACAACTCCAACTTGAACAATAGTGCCAGCGTTATCGTAATAAATCACATCTCCCACACTAATGGCTCCTGGAACTTGAAATGCAAAGTTCAAAGTAGTACCAACTACAGACTGCAATGCTCCAATTCCCTGCGCTGACAACAAATCAAGGTTAGTGGCGTTTTGGTTTCTACGTATGTACGTGAAATAATTGCCCTCCTTCAAGTCGTAGTAAGACGCATCCATTGACCCTGAAGACATGTCAGTTGTAATAACGGTGTCCCAAGGTGAATCTGTCTCTACCTCCAATGTCTTAAACATCTTAGCCGACAATGGATCTTGGTTAAAAACCATCACCACTTTGGACGCAACAGTCGGGTCTCCATAAAACGAATTCCTGTCTACATTTGGGTCGTTGTGTAAGTACAGTTTACCTTCATGAAACGTATAAAAGCGGCTTGACATTCCAAGCATCCAATCGGGATAGTAAGAGTGGAATGATGTCCACCCTTGTCCCTGTTGAGAATATGTTAGTGTATAATTAGCCATTAGCAATTTTCAATACCTATTACCTTGCCGGTTCCATCAACCTGTATGGTTTGACCATTGTTCATTGCATACCAAAGGCTAGACCCATCAACAGGGGAAACCTTGTTTTGGTCTGCATAAATATAATCATTCAAGACAGGGAATGTAAACTCTCCACTGTGGTACTTGATTTGGATGTTTGTGACAACACCACATGACGCAGCAGCCGTCGCATATCCAGTCGAGTCAATACCAAAGGCAGTTAGTTTTTCTTGCTCGTCTTGTACCAAGATAAAGAATGTTTCATCTGCACTAGTTCCAAAGCAGTTAGTGGCGTTGACAGTTACCTCAAATGTACCGATTGACTCTGATGTGCCGTAGATTGTTCCACTTATGGAGTCAATGGTAACACCTGGAGGAAGAATCTCTTCTCCACATACCCCCGTGCTAGTAGATGATGCATCTGTGCCGATGTTCTTCACAAACACGGCTGATGAGCATGCGTATATGGTTTCCCCTGCGTTTACAGACACCACGTTTGGCAGTCCTGTTGTGCAGTTGATACCAGTAAACACGCCGCCTGATGTTCCGCCTGAAAGCTCATATCTCAAACAAGAAGAAGACAGATCCCATTCGATTGGGTTGTTAGACGCCTCAAGCTGAATGAAGATTTCTTGGTTGGGAGCAAACACAACATCTGACTGAGTCACTGTTGGTACAGCGACCTCAGAGCACGTACAAGAGTTGAACGCTATTACGTATCCATTCTCGTCAATAACTGAGTAATCTGTTCCTCCAGGGCCAACTCTGTGATATGCATTTCCACCATCAAACGGAGTAGTTCCAAGTGAGTCGGTATAGATGCGTGCACCTAACTCAACAGCTCCACTAGAACTATCTGCGTAGTAAGTTCCGTAGCTCGTTTGACTACATACATTTGACGAGTCCCCATTGGTTGGGTCAATCTCAATTGGCGTAAGAACAGGGCAAGCCATGCTTGCGTCAAAGTCTATTGTTCCTCCTCCAATGTTCTCGTTGGTTATAATCAACGTGGCTGTTGTAGGAGATGAACTTCTCTTGATAAAAGACAGCGTTCCACTTGTTGACACTACGCCTGAGTCGGCAACAACAGAGCCGTCGTATGAGATTTGGAACCTCATATCTCCGGTATTTACAGTGTATGACACATCAATCAAACCACGATCTTGGCCAACATTGAATATCAATGGTACTTGACTAGCTGATCCCGAGTATGACCCAGTTTCACCACAATCCAGGATGTTTCTGTAGTCCCAAATCATATACAAGTAATCGTCGTTAGATGGGTTTGTATATGTATATGTGGCATCATAATTTCCGCTCACATATGACGGAGTAATCTGAGTAGCAGCAGCGATCAATGTCTCGTAATCCGTTTGCTCATACTTAGTGTTTGAAACCAAGTAGTACATCTTGTTTCCAAGAGCAGGGATAAATGGCTTAGCCGTACCTCCGTTGATTCCAACAACCTCATCGTATCCACGCATGGTAACAACTTCAGATGGCAAAGGAATTTGTCCATCTCCAGAGTACCCGCCATAGAGGTCATACAAAGACACATTGGTTGGTTGCAAGACGGTATCAACGAACTGTATACCAAGTCCACCTGTGCTAGTCATATTGTACAACTGGGTAGCGACCTTCGTGGCGTCAGTTGTATTGTTTACGACGACTACATATCGGTTCACCTTTTGAGATGGCCCTTGCTGCAATGTAAATGATTCATTACCTGAGCATCCTGCAACAGTAACAACGACAGAACGGACTGTTGATCCGTTGTTCTCGGCAAGAGTTCCGTATACGTCCAAGTTTCCACTTCCGCTCAACGTGACATTTGTCAACCAAGCGGCTGAGTATGTGATAGTCCAAGATCTATTACTTCTAATTGTAAAAAGATACATTGAGCTATTTGCTGTCTTTGAAACAAACAGGCCATTCCTTGAGATATCAAACTCACATGGTACCGCATTGGTCTCGTTTGATGACAACACATACATACCATGATATGGGTCGTAGGCTCCAAGCTTCTGTTTTGATCCGTCATTGATAAACAAGTCACGGAACCAATCTCTCATTCCTTGAGACGATATTTCATATATACCATCTTGGCCCAATCGAAGAGCAGCCCCTCTTCGCTCATCGGTAAAGAATACGTTGTTACCCCACTTGGCGAAGCTTTCAGGGTTATTAGAAATGCCATACTCACCGCTGTATGCAATCTGCGTTCCAAGTACCTGTGGTATTGAAGCCACTGTGCCTCCGCCTACCGCATCGCTCAATAGGTTCTTTTCGTACAATACCTTTGACACCTTATTTTCTTGGAACACAATCAAGTCAGTGTCACGGGCATAGAGCTTTTGAATGCTACCAAAGTCTTGGTCCAAGTATTTGAAGTTGGCATTTGATAAGTTAAACTCGTTCAACTTATTTAAACCAGACGTTACTTGGTAAACACCGCTATAAGTAATTGCATTTTTTACTTGTTCTTGAGCATAGTCATCAGTAGTAGAAAGAACTCTTGGACTATACTTCATTGTATAAGAATTGAAGTCGTCTTTGATGCGATAACACTCAGCACCATTTCCAAATGTAAACGCATTGAACGATGGTACTTCTATAATGGCAGGCTTCTGTGTTGTAGATCCGCTGTTCCTAGTTTGATTCTGCTCACCAGTAAGACCAGCGCTTTGGTGTAAGCTATCTGTCACTTCATACGTATATGGAAGTTCGTGGTAGACGTCTACATCAGAATCCTTTGGAACTGTCTCTATAATAACAGTATCAACTAACTGAGATACCTCAACATCAACGGTGATAATGTTTCTTTCACAAGAATAATAGTCGGTTCCCAATATCCTTGAAGCGACATTTTTATACGCATTCCCATATCCTTGGATCAGCATGAACAATTCGCCATTGGCAACGTCGATTGACTTTCCGTTTTGGATGATTTGCCCAACTCTTTGACCACGAACAGGAGAGTTATCTAGCGAGTCTCCTCTTCTAAAGAACACACTCTTTGAACCTTTGTTTGTACCAGGGGCATCTCCAACCAATGTGCCAGAAAGCATTACAAACTTATTGTATATGCCATCTTCGTAAAACCATTCTTCAAGGTTTACATAGCTTCTAGATGATGTGAATATCTGTTCTGGTTGATCTGGTACGTTTTGGCTTTCAGAAATTCTAAACTTAATTTGAGCCCCAACATTTATTTGGTAATCAGCAGGAATTATAGCAAATCCACCAAATCGCTGCTTGTCGTCAAATGCTGTACGAGTTCCAAACAAGTTCTTCCCTCCGCTTGATCTGCAACTAATAGTCCAATAGTCGCCAACCGTAAGATTTGATGTTGAAGAAAAAGAAATATAAGCGACGTCAGTTCCGTTTTGACCATCCTTTAGAGCAATCTCTGTTCCCGCTATAATTGTTTGGTCAGACGCAAGTACTTTTTGTGAATCACCAAACATGTAATAGTTAAACTTTGGTGACGCTCCACCAGACGTAATTTCAATTCTGTATCTAATATCAAAAGTCCCAAAGAACTGATTGCTTCTTTCTATATTAAGAATGTTTGCTGCCTGTGAATTGACACCATAAAATATTGGATTGTCAACGGTTCTGGCACCATCCTTAACTGTGGAACTTACATTTGATAGTATTGGATTTTTGGTTCCGTTGTTACACGTAATTTGAGGAGCAGTTCTTAAACCAGCCGTGGAATTTGCACCTTGGCCCCTGTACTTTGTTGTCTGAACAATGTCCTTTGATATCTTGACTTCATTGTCTACAGAGAGCTTGATGTAAACACCTTCTACGCTAGGAACACCAGCCCCTAATTGGTCTTTTGACAAATAAGATACATCGAGGACCTTATATTGTGGAGCGCTATTTACGACACCACCCGAATCCGTTTTAAACACGATGTATTGATTTGCTTGAACCTTGTCTACGTCTGATTTATTGATTTTAAAATATTTGTATGAGCCATCCTCAACAAAGAACGTAGGGTATATGTTATAGTAGTCCCCTTTGCTTTGTTTGATAGCCAATCTATAATGAGTAGCAAAACAAGGGGCTTCGTTGTATATGTTTACTCGAAGCTTGTTTTGGTTGTCCGAATACTCGGGATCAATAAATATGTTGTTATTTGGAGATGTTTGAACGGTGGTCATGCGACCATATTCATCCAAGTACACAATACCAATTTCATAATCCCTGTTTGACTTCCATGTTGGAAGAGGCGTCTCTATTGTTTCACCCAAATCGTCATAGGTGTTAGAGTTTAATTCTATGTTATATGAGATGGGTATATCCAAACCATCGCAGTCTCTAATGTCATAGAACTGCGTGTAGTTTCCATATGCCAATCTATTTCCAACAAGCTCTTGAGCCTTTGCCTTCAATGGAACGTTATCAAACAAACGAGTAAGCTGGTCTGTTTGAAGAGGTGCGTATATCTTATTGTTGTAAAAAGAGAATGTCTCTACATCGTTGTTGTCATACTTACGTTCTTCCTTGTTGAATGTGTCAATAATATACGCATTGATTTTACTTGTGTCGTAAAATATTAACTGTATGTCAGTGACGTTCTCGTCTCCGGTCTCAAATGTGACGTCGTATACGTTATTCACATTTACCATCGCATTGTTTACCCCACTAGACCCATCGACTGAGAAACGCTCTGGAGTAAATGCAACTTCCGAAAACGGGGACAACGAGCTATACTCGTCATCTACATATTTGTATCTGTAAGCAAAGTATAGAAACTTCTCTGATAGATTATTGGAGTTAATTGTTGAGTCATTTCTACCAGTTATAGTTGGTGGATTCAATGGTGGCTTTACAATGACGCTAATGTCATCATCGTTAAAGTTATTTGCGCCATACGCCTTGGCACGCTGGATATTAATCTTGCGTGGTGGGTTTAGGTCGTCCGTCCAACACAGGAAACCATTGACATAGTTTACGCCCGTGATTATATGCTCGTTGTCAAAGTTCAGGACATTGTTTGCGCCTGGTCGAGTATCTTTTAGCACTACAACGACGTCCCCTGTATCTTGGTTGTATTCGTAGATGTAGTTACCGTTGTTCCCAATAACAAACCAATAAATGCAGCCAACTTCCTCAACAGCAATAGCACCTATACAGGTTCCTGTACTATGCTCATATGCCGCACTATCCACAAGGCTGTTGCCGTACTCGTTCTCGACAGCACCAACATTCGTGGCCTCTGATGAGCCAATCTGAATGTTCATAGCATCGACGTACTGACCGTCGGGTATCAAACGCTCATCGAGATCCTTATTCATGATCCCAGCAACGAAACTCTTGGTTATCTTCATATTTATTTAATCCACTTATCCTGTCCTCTCAGGTTCATCAAGAGTCGGCCAGGGTGTAAATTGCTAAGTCTGATCTTGGCGTTGCGCAAGTTTGCGGTCTTCTCCTTCTTTGCTCGGTTGACCACGTACTCTTGAACACCAAACTTATTGTTGAGCAAAGCCCACTTCACGTAAGAGTACAAGAACTCTTCTGCGAACTTGTGGATCTTTACACTATCATCATCTCCGTTCTCCATTCCATCTGATACGTACTCTAGCACAATCAGTTGGTTGGCTACGCCTGAGCTGAAGTTAATGACACCGGCTGCCTTGTTCACACGGAAGCTTGGGTTCACGTTTGCGGTCTCGGTGTTCAAACCAAAGTATCCACCGACTGCGTAACCGAAGTACCAGTCACCGTCAACGTACCAGCCGTACTGTCCTGCGTAAGGGCCTGTGCCATTGTACAGCGCCTGTGGGTTGCCCATGATGCGTTGTGCGTCCAAGTCAGATGTACCGGTCAATACATTGCCGTCTTGGTCAAACAACACGTTCAGGTCATTGTCCTGCAAGTACGCAGAGGCGTAGTTAACCTTTGTGTTCTCGTGCAATGGGTACAACACGCCGCTGTTCTGAACAGATACACGGATGTAGTTCACATAGTCTGGAGGGAGAATCAATTGAAGGTCGTCTCCAACCTCAATCTCAATCACCTTGGTATTCTTCAGCGCATCGTAGTTAATCTCTTGGATACCACGCTTGGCGTGAAACAAAACGTTGTAACGACTCACATTGTTGATGAGCTTGTCATCTCCAATGTACATCATCATGAAGTTATTGACAACGTCGGAGAGGCTGACATACTGGTACTCGCCCCAGTTCTGATCGGTAGGCGCTACTCCGTTGTTTGTGTAGTATTGATAATTACTAATGTAGGCCATTATTCTCCTTGTTGTTTATTCATCATCTCTTCTTGCTTTGCAAACTGAGCAACCTCGTATTCACGGATGTTGACACCAGCATACTGCAAGATGCGAAGGACAATGTCGTTGAAGTTTGACAAAGGCAGCTCAAAGTCCTGATAGTCAACAGCTGACTGGTTGAACAATGGGTTACCGCCAATCTGAGTGTATGTCCACTTTGGATCAAGTGGGTAGCGAACGTAGAACGCACTAACACCGGCATTGATCGTGGTTGGGTATACGGTAATCAAATCACTTCCGTCTGCAGCACGATCACGCTGTATGTAGGCTGGATAGCCAGTTGTTGGCGCAGTCAAGTTAGACGAAAGCAGATTCAAGATTTTATATTGCGTAACAGGCTCTACCTCTTTTCCGTTGTAGATAACCTGGTTGATAGAATAATAATTGGCTGGAAGCTTAAAGCTGCTTCCGCTGTCCAGTACCAATGTAGCAGACTCGGAGAACGAGTCAATCACTTCTCCTGTTTGTTTGAGCAAGTCAGCATAGCCGCTGTTAGAAGTGCGGCTATTCATCATTGTCACTGCATTACGATAACGGAAGAAGTAATCCTCGAAGACTTCAAGCTGCGCTTGCTTGGCGAACAAGTTGAACTCTTCGGGTGTTACGTACCCGTTGTTGTCCTTGTTCAAGACTGCCATCACAGTGTTTCTGACCTCGTTGATCATTTGCACAAAGATAACAAAAAAAGGCCACCCGAGGTCGGATGGCCCTTTACTGTATAGGTGTAGATTATAACATTGCTGACAATGTCTTAGTAGCCTCTATACCTTCGTCTGTCATCAGCCATGCGGCCAATACGTCCATAGGGTCTTGACCGTATGGTGTGGAACAGATCTTCTTCTTGTTATCTGGCAAACTAAACCACAAGTCACCGTTTCTGCGAACGGAAATCAGGCCTGCATTTACAAATTGGTATGCATGATCATCCAAGTCCATGTCGGGGTCGTCAAGCATCTCTAAGAACTCTTTTGGATTTCCTTTTGCATAGATCAATACGTCACGCTTCAATTCTGAAGATGACATCTTCTCAACGTTCAAGCCTAAAGCTACACGACAGATGGCTTCCATCTTTTCAATTGGCAAAGACTTGGCAGCAATCAAAGCTTCAATTTCATAATTGATGTCATCAAGTTCTTTTTGCGCATCACGCTCAACATCAACCTCTTCGAACACAACGCCATTCTTTGGGTGCAATTCCAAGAACTTATTTAGCATTGTGTTCTTCTTGTCAACCTTCAATATGCCATCCTCAAATACGATGGGCTCAACGATAGCATGCTCGTCCTGCTCATCCATGAATGGCGACTTTTGGTTTCGTGCATAACGCAAAGCACGGTTCATGCCGGTCTTTTCGTCAAAGTAAAGAAGTGGTGATTTCTGTGTGTGGCGAGAAGCCAAGGTGAATGACAGAGGGGTACTGCGACCCTTCAGTGCATAAATTCGATCTTTAAATTCCATAATATTAAATTTTACACTGCAAATATAGCACAAAAAAAGAGGGGCGTTTCCACCCCTCTTCTTATTGTCTGTCTAACGACTATCTTAGTCTTGGAAGATGAAGAAGTTGTTAGCACCCATGGTGCACAAAGCACGCTCAGACAAGAAGTGAACTTCCATTGCGTCCAAGTCGCTAGTAGCAGCACCTCCAGCAGAACCAGTCATCCAAGTCTTGTAACGACGATTCTCGGCCTCAGAGGCACGGTAACGAACGTGCAAGAAAGGACGCTTGGCGTTCTTACCCAAAACCATGTCATAAACAGTGGTAGAACCAGCAGGAACCAATACACCGTTCACGTTGTCAGCAGTAACACCACCACGCAAAGTGGGATCGTTCAAATACTTCCAATCGGTCTTGTAGAACTCATAGCCACGCTTGAAGCCGGTGAAGCCCAAGTTCAAAGCCATTTGCTCGCTGTTGTTGAACAAACCGTAGCTAGTTCCACCAGCACCGTAGCTGTTTTGAGCAGCCAACATGTCGTCGATAGAGAAGCTGAACTCACGGTTTACGAACAAAGCGTTTTCTTGGATAGAACCTTGCTTGTCCAAACGCTGAATGATGGCATCAAAGTCGCTCAAAGTGGTGGGATAGCCACCGCCCCAAACGTTACCACGGTTTTCGATGGTATAGAACATACCTTCGGTACCCTTGTTTCCAACGTCACCAGTTACGGCTACAGCGCCAGAACCAGTTTCAGCAGGAACGCCTTCAACCATAGCCATTTCCAAGTAGTCTTCGAAACGCAAGCGAGTCTCGTGCTCACTCTTCAAGTACCACAAGTAACCAGTAGCACCGTTCTCGGTAGTCACTTCTACCCAGCCGATCTGAGCCATGTCAGAACCGCTAACAGCATACTTATCCTTGATGATGATGGGGCTGTTTTCGAAGATTACGTCTTCAGCCTCCAAAGAACCTTGCATACCGTTTGATCCTTTTTTGAATTCAGAACCATAAACGAAAGCAACGATGTCAGTTGTGGGGCTAGTGAATCCAGGAGAGGTAGCACCGTAGAAAGCAACTGTGAACTGATCAGCAGCAGGCAAAGCGGTGATGATACCCTTTTGAACCTTAGCGCCAGCAGCAGAAGACAAGATAACGGTTTGACCTACACGGAAAACACAAGTTCCAGTTCCGATGTCGAAGGTTTGAGTACCGGAAGAAACAGCACCAGTAGTAGATACACCAGTGTACTGAGTGTGCAAACGGCCTTGCTCAGCCCATTTGATCAAGTCAGAGTTGGAGGGCATTTCTGCACCTACCATGCGCAAGAAAGAAGCGATGGAACGGTTTCCATAACGCTCGAATTCCTTCTCGTAAGTATCAGGAAGATACTGGTTCAAGAAGTCAAAATTAGTAATGTAGTTCGTGGGCAATGCAGCCTTCACGGAACTGGGGGTTAAGTCATAACCCGGTACGCTTAATACAGCCATTTTTGTGTGTTTTTAAAAAGTTATTGTTATTGTTTTATCTTTATTCTTAACCCGTTGCCCGAATCACTATCCAATGACGACACTTTTAAACCACTGAAGTTTGCGGCAGGTTGAGCAGATTGGCGAACACCCATTTGGACATTCTTGCTCTCCTTGCTTACACTTTCAATCGCCTCGGACTTGCCCTTCTCGTAGAAGAACCTGGCCAAAGCATCGGCATTCAAAGCGGCAGACATTGCCTTGTGATACGCAGCTGCATCTTTCACATATCCATTTTCGTCAACGAATTTGGAAATGAAGTTGTTGATGTCAGATTGAGAAGCCTTTACCTTCTCCGCCTCCCCTGGTTTAAACTTATAGGTTGATTCTCCGATTGTAAAGTCGAAACCTTCGAACTTGTCGTTGAACACCTCATTGGTTTTCTGCAGGAAAAACTCTGAACGCTTCATCTGCTCTTGTTGCATCTGCGTGAGCTCTTGGTTATATTTCTTGTAAGCCTCGTAGCCTTCTTGGTCCGCTGCGGGAACTGAAGTTGCCTTAGACTCTAATGGCACTTTGTATTGCTCCTTCTGCTTCTCAAAATACTCCTTGGCTTTTGCAAGCTCTCTTTTCATTGCCAGCTTCTGCTTCTTAATGGTCTTGTCGTCGTCCAAGTCTTCATCATACTTGAAGTTTTCCATTTCCATCAACACATCCTCGTCATCAAACATTGGGTTTGTTTCCTTGATGTAAGAAGCCAACAATTGGTCTGAACTCATCTTCTCGAAGTCTTGATTCAACTTCATGAAGTCATCGAGTCCACGACCTGTTTCCTTTTTGTACTTCAAAAATGCAGACACATCCTCTGGCAACTCTTCCTGGCTACGTGAAGCCAAGATGTCGTCGATGGAGTTTGCCTCTACATTGTTGTAGCGATTCTTAATAAAACTTAGAACGTCTTGTTCTGTAAGCTCAATTGGAGTTGCCTCTTCTTTCGCTTCAGGTTCTTCTACAGGGGTTTCCTCCTGTGTTTGTTCGAGGGCCGCTTGTTCCTCTTCGTGTTTCTGCAAAAGTGCCTCTTCAACCTCTTGGACTGACTTTGGCTCTTCAGCAGAAACTTCACGGATTTTTAATTCTGCCATAAGATTAAATTTTGGTACAAAGTTATAGATTTTTATCTAGGCTCAAATTGCGATAAATCGAAGCCATCCAAGGTGTCCTCAGTAGACTCGAAGTTTATCGAAGGCAGATCTTTCTGCCTCTGTTCAATGAGCTTTGATTGTTGCGTATTCTGCAGGCTAACACGATTGTCCTTAGCCTTCTCTCTGTCCTGTTCACGAGTCTTCAGAGCTTCAGCCTCTACACCTTTCAACTGCATCTGCATTTGGAACTCACGCTCCATCAACTGCAGCTTCAGGTTGGCCTCCGCCTGCATCTTCTCGATCTCGAACTGATTCTTGGCCTGCTCGATCTGCATCTTGGCCTGTGACTCAGCTTGGATCTGCTGCATCTTAGACTCAGCTGCAGCCTGAGAAGACTGGATATTGGCTTGAGTCTGCATCTGCATCTTCTGCTGCTCGTTGTCCATGTCTTGCTTCTGCTTCTGCTTGCGCTTCATCTTCAGCAGCTCGTTGGCCAACTTGATGTTCTTCATCTGACGGATGTCAATGGCGTCCTCCAATGAGATCTGGTCACGGCTCAAAGCCATCTGAATGTTGGCCTCAAGCTGAGCCTTCTGCTCCTCGTCGGGAGAAACCTCGATGAAGATACCAAAGTCGTAGATGTATAGGTCAGAGATTTCGTCCAGTACACCGACATTGTTCTTGCCGATCTGCATGGCGAACTCTTCAGCAAAGTCAGCATACTCTAAGATGTCAGCCACACGACATGATACGGCTTCAGCCAAACGCTTAGTGATGGTCAGTGATCCCTCCAAGATGTGGCGAGTAGCCGTGTTGCTGTTTGCGGCAGCCAACTTCTGAAGACCAACCAACGAGTCGGGATCCGGCATAGAGCCATCACGTGCCTCATTAAGACCAGTCACATCACGAAGCTGCTGCATGTATTGGTTATAAGCACCAATAAGGCTTGCAATCTTCGCCTGTCCACTGTTCTTGCTAAGCTCCTGGATGGGAACTCGTGCGTTGTTAAACTCTCCGTCTTGAGTGTAGGAGCGTCCAATTACACTACCCGTTTGGAAGTATAGACGCAAGGCGTCCTCTGGGTTGTACGCAGCACCATTGCCTAGGTCAACCTCATTCAAGCCATCTGCATCAATGAATACACCATCGGGTACAATCTTAGACAGGACCTGCTGAAGCTTCAAGTGCGTAACCTGAATCAAGTCTGCGAATGGAATCATTCGTCTAACCAACGACTCAATAACGCCCTTGTACATGCGAGGCGCAACAGCAATGTAGGTAGGAATGCTATACTGAGATGCAGACTTTGGACGAACCATGTTCTTCTGAAGCTCCCACTTGAGGAGAGTATTAGAGCCCATGACCATCACGCCATCATACCACACGTCAATACGCTTCTCGATACGCTCGTAGCGCTCTTGCTCTTCTGCTGGGGGATTGAAGCTCTCGTCCTTGCGGATTACCTTCTCTCCTCCGTTCTCTAAGAACTTCTTCTTGTATACAAACTTCTTGTCAGTTTTGTAACTGAAGTATAGCAACGTGACGGCGTCTCTATCAAAGAGGCTGTCACGGTATGCCCGAATCGCAGGGTAATAATCCCACCAACTGCTGCCAATCTTCGAAATCTCCTCAAGCTCTTCCTTTGTAATATCAGGCTTGATCTTTTTAATCTCTGTAATCGGGACCGTCTTGACCTCTCCGAAGTAGAAGCAGTCATCAAACGTAGGAGATTCCGTGTATGAATATACGACATTAGCAGGATCAACGTAATCAATCTTAACACCATTGGCCATGTCGAAGGAATGTTTAACCATTCCAAGGCCCACGACTGTAATGTCATAATCAACCCGTTTGCGAATCTCATCATAGCGATTCTTGTCGAGCAAAGTGTGTATAGCTTCTTCTTCTGCAATTTCAATGCTTGGCTTGTAGTTGATCTGCATATACAGATTCAACTCTTGATCGCTACCTGGAAGCTCATCGGGAGGAACGCTGAATGCGTCCAGTCCAAATGTTTCTTTAGCTTGCAGCAAGAAATCCTTAGCCACCATATCGGCCTCGACCATGTCCTGATACTGAGAACGCTTCTCTGCGCTCATGGCATCCTGGGCATAGGCCTTAACCGTAAACAACCGATCAGCCATTCCGTTGACGACAATGTCAACGAACTTTGGAATGATAGGAACAGGCGTCCAGTCAAGGTTCATGTAGGACAAGTCCCCGTCTACAGCCAACTCATTCTTGTACTTCCCAACGGGCTGCTCACCACGTGCGTACAAGCGGAGTTTGTGAAACTGAATCCATTGATCGTAGTAGCGGCATGAACCGCCACCATTCCTGAACCACTCGTATTGGATGCTTTGGCCCACCTTCAGGCCATACTCCTCCGATGCCTTCTCAGCGTCGGTAGCAAGTTGGTTCGGGAACGATACGTATGGAAGAATAATTTTCTGATCCGCCATTGTTTTCTGCAAAGATAGGGCTATTTCCTTATCTCGCTAATATACCCTTTATTTGTATACGTTGGAAACTTGATGCTAATCTTTTCATTCTTTGGCTTTGTGTCCAACATAAACTTTTGATTTGCCATCAATGCCAATCCGCTGCTAATGGCTGCGTCATATTTTGTACGGTTGTTTATGTCAAACCGTGCCCAGTCCTGTAAGGTCCTTGAAAAGTACATGTTACCAATCTCGTCAGGCTCTCGGTATGAACCCTCCGCATCAAAACCGACATGCTTCTCTATATATGTCTCAATGGCTGTGGCGTGAGCCTGCTTCACATCTTCCGATGAGTTTGGTATACCACCCAACTCTTTCTCGGTCTTCGATAGCATATTGAGCTTACGATCTGGCCTGTTCATAGAGAACGGCCTGTAGCCACGCTCCTTCATGTAGTACAGCAGACGTGCCTTGTTGTTCTCCGCCAAGATTGGCATGCCATAAAAGTGTATGGCCATTATAATGTCCTCGAAGAATATCTCAGCCGTCTGTGGCCTTGCCACGTATTCCAAGAAGAACGTATTGCTTGGCCCCTCGTCCATGTGGAACTTGGTCATACCATGAAGAGCCCCAGCAGAGCCACGGCCAAACGTAACAGCAGAGATATCATATGGGTCACATCCGAACGAGCCCATGTGCTCATTGCCCGGGTACTTTAGTCCATTTCTTGTTGTGACTCGGTTGCGTTGGTGTTGTGCCGGTAGCCAAGAAACGAGAAACCTACCACTGGGGTCAGGCGTCCAAATGACCTCCGTGTCTTGCTTGCCATCACGCCAATGGAAGCGGCCACGTGTGAGAACACGCTCTTTAATAAGTGTATCATTGTAATCTATCTGTTGGTATATCTTGGTCAGGTTGAACAGAGAGTTCTTACTCTCGTCACGGAACGCATGTGCCTCTGTGCGTGGGAACTGACGATAGAACTCGTTCAGTGCGTCAGAGTCGCTCTTGAGTGACTTGACCTCGTTCTCCCAGTATTGTATCACGCTGATATCCATGTAGTTACCTTCTGAGTTTACTACGTGCTGACCAGGCTCAACCTCAAGGATGGGCCAGCCATACTCGTCAAAGTAACCTTCGAAGTTCCACTCCATGGGTATGAACAGGGCGTACAGACCACTCTTGGTCTGCCCGTTGGCGTTGCGCTCACGTGGGTTCGAGTCCTCGTACAGCTTCTTGAAGTTGTCACCACCCTTGTCCAATGCATTACAGGTAGAGCCCATCATGCACTTGCCAATGACCTTACTACCCAAACGAAGACATGTCTTACGAACACGCCAACCATTCAGGATATTGTTCGGACGCTCCAACTTCGCAGCCTCGTCCTCGATGAGCATGCGTAGCTTCTCACCGTCATAGCTGTTGTCGTCAGTGTTGCGCCAGTCTATAGTAGTATCAAGTCCCTCTAGATCCTCCTCTTCTCTGTTGTCAATGTTCTTGCGTGTAATCTTGGACGCAGGGACACGATAGGCAAGCTCTGTCTTTGGCTTGTCCATACCGTCCTGTACCGGCTTGAAGAAGAACGGATAGTGACTAGAAATTGGCACCACCTTGTCGGTAAACATCTTCTTGGCGTCAGCACCTGTCTTTGATACTATACCAAAGCGAGAATCTCTAGTAATTGTTGCTTGGTTAACTATCTCCGAGCTGGACATGAATGAGAAACCCGAACGACGGTTCTTGAGGTAGCACATGCCGAAGCTCCTCGTGTCTGCCTTGCAGGCCTCCCAGTATATGTAGAATATGCGGTTGGCCTCACGGAACTCAGGGTGACCTACGTCAATCTTTGTCCACTGCAGATACATGTAGTGCGATCCTGTAACGTAGGTTGGCTTGCCATTGTTCATGAACCAATGCCCGTTGTCACGTCTGTCAAACTCCTGCTCGATGTAGTCCACCCACTTGGCCTTGAAGGCGTTGTCACGCCTGTTCCACTCGAATATGCTCTTGACCTTGTCCAGCTCCTTTGGCAAGTCTTTTGGCATCCACTTGTTATGGGTCTTGTCAATCTTGTCGGGAGCCTTTGGGAGCGCCACCTTCAGTCCATTGATCTCGTACACCTCTCCGACTGTCCCGTCACGAGAGATGACCACCACGTCGTGCTCAGGCACGTAGCCATAGTCCCAATGCTTCCGCTTGGGTAACTTGATATCCGTTATTTGGTATAAGCCATAGTTCACTTGCTACGTCTTTCCGCAAAGCCCTTGGTTGATGTGATTGACTCGGACACGACAGAATCTTCTGCCGTGAGGAGGTTCCGCTCCTCGTCTATTCTACGCAGAATGTCAAATGCGTCCATGATGGCCAGCCTCTTGGCGGCAGCAGCGTTCTTGAGCCTGTCAGCCGACAGGTCGCTCTCAATGTCGCCTGTTACGATGGGTTCTTTAGCCACTTTGATTAGCTCCTTGACAGCGTGCTCGCCAGCCGTTATGATCTCTTCCTTTAGCTTCCTTGTTTGAGACATATGTTTGAGTCATACATTCTATACAAAATCCTATCGTCAATTCTGAACTCATACTCAGAGTCAGGCTGAAAGGATATAACATCTCCACGTGAGACGCCAAGCTCACGCAATCTATCGTTAGGATACACCATAGAGCCCCATAGAGCGACGTTCGCACCCTTCTTGGCTATGATGGTATCTTTCTCTTCTTTTATTGGCTCTACGAAGCAGTAACGGCCTACAGGCTCCCAGTCCTCGCCTGGATGTTTGTAGGCGTACAGCTGCATGTCGTCAAGGTAGTATAGATTTTCACGGATGAATGAGTAGGAGTCGATTTCCTTCCCCCTCATATCAAACATCTTGCGAAAAACATTATGGTGAACAATGACGTGATCACCAATAGCGATAGGGCCGCCATATCCAAAGGGGACATTGACGACCTCTGCGAGCCTGTTCGTAACGGTGTGGTCCTCTTGCGAGGTGCTAATAATGAACTCTTTGTCTCCGTAGCTTCTGGTATTAGTGTACCTTTTCCCATCAACAGGCTCTACCACAAAATAGTAGAGCGATTGCATATATTAAAATTCGATATTGTATTCAACTGAGCACGGCATGTTGACCGTGAACGATTTCCATAAGAAAACCTCTTTATCTTTTTCAATCCACACCTGGAACTCTCCGTCTGTAGTCCTACGAATGTGGTTGATCGTATACGAACCCGAAAGGACCGATTGGCCCTTTACGTAGTTCATAGCGTTTTTGTAGTCAGATCCGATTGAAATTTTGCGGATGTCCATATTATCCTCCTATCTTCCAAATCTGCATATTAGCAGATGGGATATCATCCCAAGGACCGGCGGTGACTTGAGGGATCAATCCTCCATCATCAGCACCAGAGCTGTCACGCATGATTTGGAAAGCAAACGTAGTTCCAGCAACAGAAACAGAGAAAGGAATAGTAATCTCATACGGCATCATTACATCTGCAGTATCCAACTCAAATCCTTTGATGATTCCAGCCTGTGATCCATTCACCAAGCCACGGAACAGCAACAAAGCGATTCCGCTTGGACCTGTGCGATGAATGTTGCCCATGCCATTCACCAAGTACAACCCGGTCTCATTGAAGGTTACAGTTCCAGCTGCGTCAATCATGACAGGATCAGACGCTGTGCCTTGCGCTGCGCCAAAAGAAACCTGAAGAGCGGTGTCTAGTCCACTTGGGTTTTGAGCAACTGTGCTAGAAGCGTTCAATACTTGAGTGGCAGTCATTTGGCCACCAATGAAAGTTGCCAACGATGATACCGTAAAGTTCTTGGTAGCGTCAGATGCACTGGTATCGGTTCCAATGAGAAGGTCAGTCCCTGTGGGAGTGACGGCAGCGTATGAGGAGATCTTAGTCATTTATGTGTCCTGTTTTCATGTCAATCTTTACGTCACCGTACTTGGAGTGGAGGTTTGCTTGAAACGTTCCTAACTCTTCCATGACAGCTTCGTATTCGATTGTCTTTTTTAGTCTGTGCAACTCAACCTGTGCGATGTCTCGCTCCAAGTTGTGTCGTTTGTCTACGAGCACTTTGAGCTGCTCAAACTCACTTGATTCTAATTCTTTATCCATTTGCCTACAAATTTAAGCAAATTTGTCAAGGCTAACAAACCGAAGATGATAAGAAGCCAATCAAGGCTCTTCTTCCAGTCGTTCTTCTTCTCGATGTAGTTGACCTGAGGAGGAAGAGTCTTTGTAATGCGTACCGTATCAGCCTTGCACTTGGTATATACTTTTATGATATCCTTTTCACGTATCACTTGGGTATATACAAACGAGTCCTCCATGGTAATCGTATCATACTCTGTTGTATGAAATGTATCATGCAGGATTTTCTCCTCCTTGATAACAATAGTATCAAAGATTACTCGCTCTGTCAATATACTCGGCTCCTTCTGTACTGCACGCTTCATGTGCCAGTTGGCAGAGCATGAGGTAAGAAGCAATGCGATTAGAATAGACTTGAGTAGCCGCATCTTACTTCTTTGGTTTCTTAACAGCAGATTGCACCTTAGTAGTGCATGGTTTTCCGTATTTCATATCAGTATTTTCCTTTACGTGTTTTTGGACTACTCTTGGTTGATCCTCCGGGACCAGCCCACAACTTCTTGCAGGCCCAATAGCGTGGAGTTAACTTGTCTGTTGCACTTGAACACTTGTGACGTGCCTTGAAACTCTTACGAGCAGCAGCACTATAGTTGTGTCCGTATCCTTTGGCACCGAAGTGGACGATCTTCTCTTGCCCGCCAGAGCAAGCCTTGACCATCATCTTCTTCCCAGGCCGTGTGCTAGGCCGTGGGACGTTGCACTTCATTTTGCTCTTATCAGGCATTCTTTGCGAACTTTTCAAGCACGGAACCGAAGACAGTTGACATAACCAAGTATTCAACTGCGCTAACCAGTTCAGGGCTAGGTGCTACTTCTACAGGAGAAAAAGAGTTGGCGATCATAGTGAATACCAACGCCAAGAAGCCGATGCTTCCTAGGATACGCTTGTGGGAGATGTCTCCGTCTTTGGAGGAGAACATTTGTTTGATGAATGTTTTCATTTTTTATTTATTTCAATCATGTTGGCGGTGCGGACAGAGTCCTCAAACCACTCTTCACGATTCTTTGGAACTTCAATGTTGTTGGTCTCAAGTACCACCATCATCAGCTCTACCTTCTCCTTGACCTGCTCGGCCTCTTGTTTGATGCTGTCCATCTTAGCAACGGTCTTCTCGATCATTTCTTCGTTCATGACCTTTGCCTCCTCAATGGCGGCCTTGGTCATTGCGATGCTGGCCTGAGCGTGGTCAAGCTGCATGTCGTACTTCTTGTATGGATCCGTAGAAGAGAGTTGTGGCGCTTTTGGCGTGGAGGCCAGTACAAGCGTAGACAATAGGATGATGTGTTTCATTATTTGATGATGCCTAGTTTTTGGTATGTGGTCAGTTCAGCACGGAGAGCAGAGGAGATAGAGTCCTGCGTCTTGAGCATGCTAGAGAATTGGTCCAGCTTTTGCTCGCAACGGGTCAGGCGATCCTCGCAACCATTGTTCACCTGCTTGTCTTGGTTCTCCATACGTACATACAAAAATATAACAGCAAAAATCATCAAATACGTGACCGCCTTGGATGGGTCCTTAGAGAATTCGGAAAATGATACAGGTAGTTTCACCTTACAAAGATAAGGCTCCAAGAATTTATTTTTGGAGCCACCTTTTGCATCTGTAAGTCTTACTTCTTTCCTCTGTTACGAGCTCTGTTTTTGCTCTGTAACTCTTTGACTAGCTTACCGCTCTTGGTATGGCTCATGTCCATATTGTCGCCATTTCCGTATGTTTTAGCCTTTCGGTTGGCCTTATTGAGAAGCGCCCGATACTTCTTGCGAGCGGGAGAGGACTGGTACTCCTTCTCCTTGGAGTAGTCACGGCCCGTGGCCTTGGTAGACCCTAGGCGTTTGTTCTTTCCTATGATCTTGTTCTTCGGCATTACTTAACAGGCTTTACACGCTTGCCCATGCCTACACGGCTCTTCTCAGCCTTCTTGGCACGAAGCTTTGACGCAGACATCTCTCCCTTCGTCACTGGAGTCTTTGAGCTTACACGCTTGGTTGGACGGCAGTACTCGTTCTTGCCTCCTGCACCGCAGGCCTTACCACTCTTGGTATCGACCCACTTCTCAGCACCCCAACGCTTCAATGCTGTACCTTTCTCGGTCTTCTTGACATTGCCGCTGGCCTTCCGGCACTTGGCAATAGCCTGAGAGGCCCTTGCACTAGGGAACACCTTGTACTGGCTCTTTACCTTACTATAGCAAGCGTCTTTAGGCATCTGGTTCGGGTGGGAAAGGTGTGTATTCTATTCTTTCAAGTTGCTCAAGTTGGTCGTGTATTTCTAAAAAGTTGACATCGTCTAAAACTTGAAGTCCCACTATCCATCTATCACTTCCGTCTTTTACAAATAGCAATTCGCTTGACTTGTATTTGTAGCCATTTAAAGCGTTGTATTGTTCGGTGTTGGGATGTAGTACTATCATAATGAAGTTATGTAAGTGTTTAAAGCGTTATAAAAATCGGTATTTTCAGAAACAATAGAAGCCCCCATTCCATAGAATCTAAATCTGGACGCATTATAACCAGTTACTGCCCTTAAAAAAACTTGAGTCCCCCCATCAATATCAACTGAAGTTGCTGTTCTCGAATACTGAGTAGTATTTTGGAAAACTTCCACATTTGTCGATGAAGTTCTGTTTATTGATTTAAAACCGTCACTTCTCATATCAACAGCAGAATTTAATGAAGTAGTTTGAGAGTTAATTCTTATTAATGTTGAATTGTTATTTCCACTAATTGCTCGACCTGATAAATTATCTTCCCAATTTGTACCCGTTCTATTATCAACCCAATAAAATCTACTTGCATTATTTAGCTGATAATTCGTAGCACTTGTTGATGCGTTATAATTCGTATTAACATAACTGCTCGTTCCATTACCCGTAAAGCCTCCATTAGTCGTAAACGTAGGACTATTAACTGCTGTGTATTGACTTAAATTTATCCAATCAATCAAAGCAAAGTCACTATCTCCGTCCGTTGCAAACACGGCAAAGGTGTCAAGTTTAGACCAAACTCCAGCGGCTTTCAAATCAACAACTAACTGATTTTGCAACGCTTGTTGCGATGCACTTGGTAGGGTATAACCTTGCGTTGTGGCATAGTTTAAAACGGCCTGATAGTCGGCATCAAAGCCACCACCGCCACCACCACCAAAGCGTTGACCAATGATATTTGCAATGCCGATAAACATTACCAGAGGGCTACGATTCCTGTTGCTGTAGTGTTGGTTGAGAATACACGCTTGACCTGCACGGGCAAGAATGATCCTCCTTGAATGTTGGAGAACAATACGTCATCCCCACCGACAGTCAATACACGAAGGTTGCCGGCACCAGCTACGTACAATACGCAGCCGTTGTTGCCAGATCCGTCTTGTGAGGATACGCTTGGAATATTGACAGTGTCGCTAGGAGTAACTACCGCAGCTCTAGACGATTGAAGTTTTTGGTATGCCATGATGCAAAGATACGTACTCCTGGCAAATATTTATTTGTCAGGTCTGACTCTAACGACTGCGTCGTCAGAGACGACGTCTGACTTACCGCCGACCACAGCCCTGTCCACGGCTCATCTTCTTGTAGTTCTTACTACTCTTGGTCTTGGACATCTTCGTCTTGGCATGAACACCAGGTCTGCGTACGACAGGCTTCGCCTTGAACGCAACATCCGAACCCTTAGCCCTTGCCATATGGGAACGCCTTGTTTAGTGCAGCCTTGCGCTTGTTGCAGCCGCAGTCCTTGCCAGTGACCTGAGTGTACTTCTCAGCCAACTTCTTGATCCCAGTTGCGATGGTCATCTTCTCGATGGTGTCGCCTAAGCCTTTACTTTTCATCGTTTTTTCATTGATTTTTTCGCACCAAAGTTTCCTTGACCGATTATCAAAGCGCTTGTTCCTTTGGATTTGCCCATAGCAGGCCCGTATTTTTTCTTAGCTTTGGCGATTTTTTGATTTTGAACGCCTCTTACCTGTGCGCCCAACTTACGACTTACCTTGCTAGCCGCACTTTCAAGCACTTTTCCAGCTCCACTTTGGTTTGTTTTTCTTGCATATTTTACAATCGAACGAGCCTTTTGCCTGTTCTCTCTTCTATCAAAACGAGTCTTATTAGCACCAACAGCATAACAATCTCCTTGCTGTGCGCAACCAGGTTGCTTTACAAAACCACTTGCAGCATACGCTCTGTCTGCTTGTCTAATAGCAGCGTTTCCAGGGCGATTTTCTACTCTCGTTCCTCTTTTTCTAAGGCGATCAGCCTTTCCGGTCATGCCAAGTGTACGAGCAGCTGCCTCTTTAGCGTTTATACCTCTAACTTTTTTGCTTTGCTTGGTAACACCTAAGTTGCTACGATCAAAACGCTCATCAGAAACAAGCTCCTTCTTTGCCTTTCTCAATTTAGGACTCAAGTTTTTAGTATACTCAACCTTTGTTGTGCGTGATTGCTCTTGGTTCAATCGAACACCTTTAGAGTACACAGGGGCCTCTTGTGCTGTCTTATAAGAACCCTTATAAACATATTTGTTGTCGGGAGTTGTGGTGTAAGATCCGCCCCGAGAAGAAGAACCTCGACCAACCTTTGCCGCTCTGCTTGCCTCACGAAATGCACTCTTAGCAGCACGAGTCTCAACTCTTGCCTTTTGCTTAGCCTGCTTTGCCTCTATTTTGTCAAGCTTTGACATCATATAGCCAAGAGAACTTTCTTTCTTGGCCCCATATGATGTGCCAATGGTATAGTCTGCACTTTTTCTAGGCGATGGTTTGCGAGATTTCATATAGCAAATATACGTAATCTCGTCAAATGTAAATTTGATGAGTCTGACCAATGCCCTCGTGTTGTACCTTTGCATCAAATTAAAATTTGATACAGTGCAATACGACTTCATGAAATTCTGGAGGCCCGTCCGTATATGGATACTCCGTGAATACAAGCTCAAAAACTCAGAGCTTGATATGCTCCTGTTCCTCTACTCCGAACACTGGTTCACACGTGGTGACTTCGACATCATAGGCGAGATCATGTCCTGGGACCGCAAGATCTTCGAAGAAGTCATGAACAAAGGCTTTATCATAAAAGTAAAAGAGCACGTACCATACCGATCAAAGGCACGCTACGCACTCTCTCAACATGCTAAGGGCATCGTCGCCCATATGTACCGTAAACTGACCGGCGAAGAGTCAATGCCACGCTTCAAAGGCGGTGAGTACTCCGTGAAGTACTACAACCTAATGCGTGAGCGTATGATCAACACACAAGAACTACGTCCTGCTCCCGAATCACATAACAAGAGACACCGTTTACCAAAATCGGATGGCCGGCGGTCTTATCGACATACAAAAGAAGGCCTTCCTTCAAAGAAGGGTGGCACTCAGTCCCCACCGCCAGAACAGTAGCCTTCTTGTATCGGAGCTCATTGCTCTCCTTTACACCAAAATACAGCCCACTCTCCGTGGTCTTCTCCTGCTCCTTGACCTCTTCGACCAAGATATAGCGGCCAATGGCCGTAACTCCACTCAATTTGCTCATAAATCTCTTACATTAGATACAATAACGTTTGTCCCCATAATGGTCGTAGCTACGCTCACAGCGTTTTGTAGGGCCGTTCTAGTCACTTTCGCAGGGTCAGTGACACCCATCTTTATCATATCGCCATATCGTTGCGCTCTGACGTCGAAACCGAGCCCTGGCTCGCTCATTTGACCCTCTACATAGGACCAATCGTCGCCAGCGTTCTTCAAAATCTGCCTCATTGGCGCTTTTAACGCCTCGGACATGATTTTTGAGGCTGTTGAGGTCGACTTGACAACGACTGAAGTAGCGTTATGTAACGCGACTCCTCCCCCTGCAAGGATCCCCTCGTCCATGGCGGCTCTAACAGCACACACAGCGTCGTCAACACGGTCCTTCTTCTCCTTCTGCTCGATCTCAGAGTCAGCACCGACGTAAATAATGCCGATACCACCCGTCATATTGGCCACACGCTGCTTGTCGAACGTGTCATTGGATCCCGATAGGGATTCAATTTTCACCTTAATCGCACTCTCCTCACCGTGTCCACCTACAATGATGGTCTGCTCCTGTCCGCTGATGACTTTGTCGGCCTTACCCAACCAGTCCATACCAACCAGGCTCAGCTCATCGCCCGTGTCCTCGCTCACCAGTCGTGCACCGACCATAGCAGCGATGTCCTCCATCAGCTCCTTACGTCTGTAGCCGAAGTCAGGAGGCAACACCTGGCACACCTTGATCGTGCCCTTCATGGCGTTCACGTTCAGAGTGTTCAAAGCGTTCATCCCCATCTCAGAGATGATCAACAAACTCTTGCCACCCTGTACAATTGGCGCCAGCACGTGCTCCAAAGACGATAGGTTCTCGATCTTCTGGTCAGAGACCAAGATGTAGGGGTCCTGAAGCACGCATTCATTCTTCTTTTGGTCTGTAATAAAGAATCTTGACCCAACAGGTCTGTCCACCTTGATGCCCTCAATGATGTCGGCATAGGTCTCGTGGGTCTTTGAGTCAGCCACCGTCACGTATGACACCTTTGAGTAGGCGTCAGCGATCAGTGCACCAAGCTCAGCGTCACCGTTGGCACTAATAGTAGCCACATCAACCAACGTCTCAGGCGTTACTGGGATGGCCGTATCCTTGATGTAGTCAACGACCTTCGCTGCAATGACCTGAATCTCCTTGGCCAGCGTTCCCATGTCGGTGCCGTCCTTGGCGTGCTTCTTGGCTTCATTGACTATTGCTTGAGCCAGTACTATACTAGTACTGGTTCCATCACCAGCCTGTGTGGCCGTCTTCTCTGACGCCTCACGTGCCACGTTCACCGCCATGTTCTCGACAGGGTCGAACAGCGTAATGGACTTGGCCACCGTGACGCCATCTTTTGTGATGGTCACGCCATGGGTGTGGTTCTCAGACTCGATCAGCACCGTACGGCCCTTTGGACCCAGCGTGCTCTTCACGGCATCTGCCAATGTGTTGATGCCTTTGATTAACTTCTCCTGGCCTTCTCCGCCAAGATGCACATGCTTTAAAATTGCCATAAATTCAATTGGTCACAAACTTACTAAATCTGTGCCATAAATGCAATAGGCGCCATCTTGGCGCCTATCTACATATTTGGCTTAGTTTGTGTGACAGTTTGTCAGGCGTAGCTTACTCCTCTGGTAGAGGAGTAATCTCGCCGAACTCAACGTCGGGCTGGCCATTGATTTTATCCAGTGCTTGGACAATCAATCTAATGTCCTCGATGTTGTAACATCCTTTTAGTGTAGCGGCATTGATAGCCTGCGTGATGATTTGTTTTGCGTCTTTTAGCTCCATGGTAATTGATTTGGTTTAATAGAGTTTACTTTGGTTTCTATTTTTCCTTTTGCAGTAGCTTTGAGTTTGTCAACTTCTTCGGTTCCCAATCCGTCAATCACCCATCCAACAACCTGCTCTTCTGTCAAATCAGAGTATGGAGTTAAAGTTTGAGCTTCGTCATATTCAAAACTCAATTCCATTGATGCAGTAGCATCGTATTCGGCTCCATCAACAGTTGTGGAAGCAATCATTACGATTGTTGCTTTATTCACAAATCCAGAAACTTGAGTGTCTTCTGTGCTTAACGAAACTGTTTGGTATTTATAAGTGATTTCCATATTATGATGCTAAGAGGATTTTATAATCAGTACCGTTAATTTTGACGGTCCAATAGTGAGTCTGTGTTTGAGCCCCAGCCGTTACTGGAGCAAATGGGTATGCAGTAGAACCAATTACAACTTGGTTACTTGCGTTGGCAATTGCATTACGACCAATCAAAAGGCAGTTGTTTACAGCATTGTAAGGAGCACCGCCTATTACGCCCTGTGCAGCATCTCCAATGCAGATGTTGTTGCTTCCAGTAGTAAGATAACGACCAGAAGAATCTCCAACACATACGTTGCTAGATCCCGTAGTTGAACTAAAGAAGGAATTGTAACCAATGGCAATGTTCTTGTTACCAGTTCCGCCATACATCGCTTCCATTCCAAGTGCTACGTTTTGGTATCCACCCATAAAACGGGCTGCTTGGTATCCAACAGCAGTGTTGAAGTTACCGGTACCATTGTCCATAGCAAAAGTACCAACAGCAACACAAGAGTCTCCAACGCTACCTGACATCTGATACATAGCACCACCACCAACTGCAGTCCAAAGACCAGTGCTTAACTCACGGCCAGCCCACCATCCAACGGCTACGTTATATGAACCCCATGGAGATATAGACTTTGCTTCGTTTCCGATATATACGTTAGATCCATCCCTGTCAGCCAAACCAGCATTGTAGCCAACTGCTACAGATTCTCCAACATTGATTCCGTTTCCTAGTGCATTATATCCTACAGCAGTATTGCTACCATAAGTTGCGTGGTTGTGAGCACCCAAGGCATTGTAGCCGATAGCCGTTTGATTTGTACTTCCGGTTGCACTATTCAATGCTTGATTTCCATATGCAGTATGGGTGTTGTATCCACCGTTACCGTAACTCGTTACGCCTTTAGTTGAAACAAGGAGTGCTGTACTCGTGTTGTCGGCATCAGCAACAACCTGTAAGGTTGAGGTGATTGTCGCTCCGTCTTTAAGCTGCAGACCAGCTCCTCCACCGCCAGCGGTATCGATGATGTCCTGCATGGTGTACGGCTGCGTCTCGCTATTGAGCTGCGTACTCTTCTTCTCTACTAGATTTACGCCTGGAGATATTCCTATAAATCGGGTGTCGCTTGGTATAATGGCCATAGTGCAAATTTAGGCATTATTTATCAAGTGCGGCCATAACGACAAAGAGCCCCATCGGGGCCCTTGTATAACTCATAATGCTACGCATCACGAGACCACCTCAACAGTGCCAGCGCCAGTGATCTCCTCAATGGCAGCCTTACACTTGTCGTGGATGGTCATCGCAAGAGCCGTGCCCCAGAACTCCTCCTGCGTCAAGTCCGTGCTCACACGTGATGGCAATGAGGTGTTCAATGGAGCCATGCCAGCCTCATAGTCGGCCTCGCTCTTGTAGTAACGCAAGTTGACCCAGTTGTCGGCCAAGATGAAGATGTCGAGGTATCCCAAAGCACCTTGCACTTGGAATCCTTCTTGAGTTGTGATTGTTGTGTTTATTTTAAGCATAATGATGTTAATCTTATTTTTAGTAAGCGACTTCAGTTAGTTCAACTTTGGCAACTACTCGGCAAGTTACACTTCCACCACCAGTAAAAGTTGGAGCGGTGAATGTCAATTTGAGTTCTTGTGATGTTCCTGCCGTGTATCCCATAGCAGCAGTTGCCATTGATGTGTCGTTGTTAGTGGATAGTGTATTTGCAGAGCCAACCATTGAAGATGTTCCTGAGATTTTCTTGAATCCAAAGGTGTCAACTTGCATCATTGTATCGCCAACAGAAACTCCAGTTGCTGTTCCCGTTATAGAAGTGACAACCGCCACCCATTTCACCGTTACATTCCAGGCTCTGTTGTTGTTAAGGGGAATAATAAGATTGGTTGTGCCAGTCCCATCAAGCGAAAGAACGGTTGTGGCTGCCGAAGCAAGGGTATCTTGTTTACGAGCGGTTAATAGAGATTGTTGAGCATCAGCTGTACCACCAAATCTATCGCTAGCAATAGCATGTTGTCCTTGAAGATATGTTGATGATTTTTGTCCAAAAGCAGCCGAAAACTCACCAGCTGCGTAATTAAATCCACCAACAGCAAAACTCCAAGTATTAGCTGCTGTATTGCCATACCCAAAAGTTGTGGAAGCTTGACTACTCGATACATTACCAATCCCCCCAGCCACAGAATACTGCCCACTGGCTGTGTTAGTGCTTCCCCCCACAACAGTAGCGTGAGAATTGCTTGAAATTGAGTTACTTATGCCACCGCTAATAGTAGCATAATTTCTACTACCTGAATTATTACTATAACCAAAAACAACACTCCCTGTTCCTGTTCCTTGGTTAGCATTACCTGCAACAATAGAATATTCTCCTGCACTACAAGCTCTACCTAAAGCTACACTTCTAGGCCCACTTGCTGTATTACTTTCTCCTAATGCAATAGAAGATAAACCACTCGCTACACTTCCCAGTCCTCCAGCAATAGAATTCTGTCCACTAGCTACATTTCCGTATCCCCCCACAACAGTAGCGTGAGAACCTGTAGAGGCGGTGTTGGATTGGCCGCCTGAGATGGTGGAGTAGCTAGATGATGCGGTGTTTACAAAACCACTAAAAACTCCGCTATATTGTCCACTTGCATTATTTTGAAGCCCACCAACAGCAGTAGCATACGAATTTGTTGCATTTACTCCTTGACCAGCTCCAGCACCGCCACCAATGGCTGTTGATCTAAGACCACTTGCTGTATTTCTTTCTCCCATAGCAATAGAAGATCGTCCCGAAGCAGCACAACCAAATCCAGCAGCAAAAGAATAAGGTCCAGATGATACTTCGTAATTAAAACCTCTAATCATCTGCAAATCCACCGCATACTGCCCCCTCGCAGTACCACCCGCAACTGTGCCATCGGGAATGTTAGCCATAATAGCACCCGTGCCGTTTGGATTGAGGACAAGACCAGCATTAGTGGTGGAGGACTGAATGACAGCAACGCTCTGTGTGGTGGCCGTCGGGTCAGCAGCAATGCCAACACTCTCGCCATCCACAGAAATAGGAGCCAGGTCAGGGCTGATGCTCTCCTGAAAGTCAGCCATTGTATACGGCTCCTGCTCAGAATTGAGGCGAGCCGATTTCTTCTCCGTTAAGTCGACCGTAGGTGATATACCAATGAACCGAGTATTGCCAGGGATAATTGCCATGGTGCAAATATACGTATTCCTGAGAAGATGAAATCTTATTAGGTCTGGCTAGATCCCCTTCAACGCCTCAATCTCTGTGTCTGTCATTTTTCTATACCCAAATGACTTATCAACCCATCCGTTCTTTATTCTTCTTTTTGCGGTTGAGCTTGGCATGTTGAATTTTTTGCAAAACTTCTTTATCGATGGTATCACATCTCCAGTCTCATCGTTTATTAATGGAACTTGTCCATTATAACAAAAAGACTCCACAAGAGTATTCCTCATTATAGACAACTTTTCTTTTGATGATTCTTTAAGAACACGGCCCTTAGCTCTTTCTGACATCGCGGCAACCTGCTCTTCAGTCATTTTTCTTCCCTTGTTTGCTATTGATATTTTTTCTTTTGTTGAGTCCGTGTGAGTTTTTCCATACATGGAATTTCCAGAACCTTTTCTCTGTTCTTTCCATATCTTCTTTGTTTCTTTAGATATAACAAGATCGACAGTACCATCTCCGCCTGCAGTAAGATTACACAGCGTTCCAGTTCCTAAGTTCTTTCTACCATACAAGGCTATAAACTCTTTTTCTTTTTCACAGGCTTCTTCTTTTGTCAAATCGTCAAACAGTATATCTACACGATATTTGGTTTTTTTAACAACACGTTTCCACAGTGGGTTTCTACTGTCCTTGGAAAACGCTCTTGATTTTTTAGACCCTATTCCAATATAGAATGGCTCATTATTATCAATCCTTATGTGTCTGTAAACAATCATATAGACTTCAACGCATTAATGAGATCTGAGGATGGATAGCAGTCGCTTTTATCGTAACGATAACTTGTGTGAGTCCAAACACCTGGAATTCCAGACATTGCATCTTTATTAACGTCCCACATGTCTTCGTTGTATACAGCTGGTATATCATACTTCTTAGACCAGTATTGTATCAGCTTGATCGTAGATTCAATTTGTTCATTTGAATATGAATGCCAAAACCTATGGTTTTTGTATGGGGTCTCTAATTCTTCTACTTCGTTCGAGTTAATCTCTCCTCCATATATGTTATAGAACTTGCCTGCATCGTACTTTAACCAACCAAACGCACACAACTCGATGCCAATAGTAGTCTTGTCCAAATTGCGGTACGGGAGACCAACCTTGGTGAAGTGCTTCGTGCCCAATCCCAAATGATAGGCCCACTTGCTCGAAGGAAATGCCTGGTGGATCTCACCGTTCCTTGAGATCGCCACACACGTGGCAATTCTCTCCTTGTTGGCGTTCCAACTCCGAACCACCTTGGCAGCGTCAGGACCACTCACAGTATGGTGCAATACAATTTGATTCTTCGTCGTTGTCTCGTTCACGTACTGTGACGCATCCAATGGACTTTGGATTAGGTTGAGGTCTTTGATATCCATAAGGCAAAGGTAATACCTACAGTTCACTATCGCTAAAGGACCATCCTAAATATGATCCAACACTGAGCTTGTTATGGAGATGCCCAATGCTACAGCCTAGAACATCAGCAAGCTTTGTTAGGCTATCAACAACCTCTCCAGTCTCACGGTTAACAACAGGCCTTGATGGACGACCAGACTTCTTCTTTTCATACTTCCTTGGCTCCTCATATAGGCCACGCTCCTTTAACATATCCGTTATTGAAACCATGGTCTTGTGGTCGTATGAATGTCCATCCTTCAGAAGAGCGGCCATGCTCTTCCATACACGACCAGTCGATGTATCAACAATAGCCCTTGATCTTGAAAGTGCGTTGATCTGAATGATCCTCTTCAATAGAGCAGCATCTCCAAAACTATTCGCCTTGATGACAAACGACATATTTCTGGTATAACCTTCCATCATCGAGTAGAAGGATGACGTAGATAAACCAACTTCATTGCAGTATGAAACCACGTCAGTGAATGATCTGTTTGTTAGCATGCATTTGTACATGGAGCAAATATACGGATTTTTTTCATTTGAAGTAAATAATGTAGAAATGCTGTTTTGAAGCTCTCTTTTTCTTTTTTATTTTATTCTTCTTTTATACTTTTTAAATTTTCTGAAAACTGTAAAAAAAACAGCATTAGAGCATTGAAAAAAGTATTTCTATGAAAATCAATAAGTTACACGATGCTGTTTTAAATGTACAATAGTGCTGTTTTGTCCGTGAAACCGTGAAACAGCACTACTTAACATAATGTTATGTCACAGAAATGTCATTATCGCATTATTGCGATGGAGTTTGTCCAAAATGTTTTAGCATTTTTTAATCCATCTTTGGCATCCAAGCAAAGCTCAAACGGACCACCAAAAGGTCGATTACAATCTCATAGTACGGATCCTCGTCGTCAGGATTGTACAACTGGAAGCCTAGCAGTAGGCCGTAGCGGAGTCGGGATTCTATAGAAATAACCATGTCGCAAATGTAGGGGTTGAGGGTAATAGTATAATTTCACGCCCACCCGCCCGATCCGGAAACCGACTTTTTTCGACCGGGGGGGTCGGGATTTCGCTCGGCCTTCCCCGATTTTTTGGGGTTTTGGTTGGCCCGTCGGTAGGGCTTACCTAGGTCACCTAGGCCACACCACCTAGCCCCGCCAAACTACACAAACTGCTACAGGATGGCCACGCAATTTTGCCCCGTCTAGGCCCATCGTCTAGCAGTAAACTATTTAGAATCAATCTAAATAGGCAGCAGTGAGCAGGTCCACTCGGCCCCGCCTAGCCCCACCTTACCCCACTTCCTACCACCTAGAAGGAGGGGTTTACCCCCTCGAGCCCCTCAACTTCGCCCCAAAAACCTAGCCCCACATGTGCTTAGTCCCTTAGGCCCTCATTTTGCATAAAACTTTTTTTAGGGCTAACTGATTGATATTCAATGAGTATTATTTAGAATCATTCTAAATTCCACATTTCTTCAAGAAAAATTTGGTGGAGTCAAAACCTCTCCCCAACTTTGTATCGTTGAATTACATCAACAACCGCTCTTTGACTTACTGATACTATTGCATAGTGCCGAGGGATGGCTCCCTCCACCCACACCTTAACGCCACTAGGTGAGCACTACATACTTCCCAAGCCAATAGGTTTGCCGCCCGTTCGAGTCGGGCCTTGTGGAGCCACTTAAACTAAACCATTATGAACAACGAACAAAACAACACGATTGAAGTAATTGAGAACTATGTAGAAATGCCAAATGCCTGTTGGAATTTCAAAAGACACATTGTTAAAATCAAAAAACCAAATGGCGAAATTGAGGTCTTTTTTGGATTGAACCAAGACGATGTAGACCACTATTTGTCAAGTTTTAAAAACTAAGTCAAACTGATGAGGCTTCAATAGCCGAAACGCCCTCGGGCGTCTTTGACAAACAATACCACCATGAAAAAGTTCACCGACAAACAACTCCTATCCATGGAGAATGACATCGCTGCTGTCTGCGACAAGATGCGTAGGCTCCACGCCAAGTACAAAATCTCAGACAGGATGAGAGAGACCTACGACGATTGGTCTGACGACAGCGACCAAGCAATCGCACAACGATTCAACGATGTTGATGGATTCTTGGATGACTTTTGGCACATGCTTTACAGCATCAACCGAGACTAACCACCCATCCCCGTCACTGAGAGACAGCGTAGGTTCGAGACCTAGGCGGGGAGCCAACCCAATCTAAACTATTATGACAAATCTAACACAACTAGAAACTGCCACCTTGGAAAAGGTAGCGTGGGAACAAACCGAAGACAACTACTCAGGCTTTCAAGAGGTCTGCGGCAACCAAGAGAAGGGCGTCCTAGGGTCGCTCATCAAGAAGGGCCTAGTCTACGACGCCTACGAGGGAATGGACATGGGCTACATGTTCTGCCTAACTGAGCAAGGCTTCGATACTTGCAAGTCAATTGGAATCTCAACCGACCACATTATCACATACTAAACCACCATGAGAGAAGTAATCTTAACCCCAAATTTCAACCTGACATGGTCGGCATACTATGCCCTTTCAGGCGAACTGCTTGACACATTTGAGACTAGAGACAAGGCTGTCGAGTTCATCAGGTCTACGACACTTTTGTTCACCCACTCAGAAGACGCAGACGACCATCGTGTCTGCTCTTGGACGGGCAAGGTTTTCAATGAGGGCTTTTGCATCGCAGATGGCGCCCGTTACACCGACGACGCCGACCTTGCGGCCAAGTACCTTAGAGAGTCATGCGGCTACCCCGCCACCATGTCAAACGCCGACATCATCGAGGCGGCCTACGCCGACGACATGTGTTACTACACCGAGTGGTACTAACCACAACCTTCCCTGAGCCCATAAGACGGCGAGAGTTCATGACTCACTCAGGGAGCCAAACCTAATCAAACTAAGATGAAAAATCACAAAATGACCGAACAAGAATTGGCCGCCACCTTGAGTGACGCCATCAAGCAAATCAACGAACTGAAGCGCCGCTTGGCATTCGCTGAGGAGGACGCCCGTCAGTTTAAGGCATGGGCCATCGACAATGGCTTCGACCTTTATCGACCCACTGATGTGGCCGACTACGCTTGGTCTCACATCGAGAACATCTTAATTGCTACCGACCTTAACAACGACGAATCAGACGATTGGACTAACTATTAATAACCATGAACAAACTAGTAACTTATTACGAGGGCTACGACCCACAAGAATTCATCGACGAGCACATGAACTTAATCGTCGCTCTTCAAGGCTTCAAGCCACTGATTCGCATCGACAAGGTAAGCAGCAATGTGTACCGATTCGATATTCGAGAGGTGACAGATTTTGCTGTCGAGGAACTGAACTACGACAGCGATTGGGTAGTGACTGAACTACCCCCAAGATGGGGTGTAGCGCAGTTCTTCAGAGGCGAAAAGATTGGCCTTGTGAAGAAAGGCCTTCACCATCATCAAGCCAAGGCCTTGTGCAACAAACTTGATGAACGCCAATTCCAAGTCGCAGACCTAGTAGACAACACATTCGTATCAACATCTTTCGAACCCATTCAAATTTTCTAACCATGAATCAAGATTTAAAAGAAACCCTAGTTGGCTTTTTAGCCTTGTTACCCGCTCTTGCGGCATGTCTGTTCGCCTTAATCATCTTCGGATAATGGAAGGCGTAAGTTTCAGAAGGGACCACCGCTTGTTCTACAGAGACAGCAACCTTCACACGCAGTACATCAGCCCCGACCCCGAGTTGCAATACGACAACTACGACATGGGCTACTTGGTCGTGCCACGCTACCGCTTCGACGAATTCTGCAAGTGGCATGAGAAGCAAGGCAACGACCTTGGCGACTTGTTCTACAAGTTCCAGACCAAGTTCGGTGACCCCGACACCATCCATGTCTACCCCGACCTAGATTTCCACGGGTAGCACCCATCCCCACCACCTATAGAAGGCGAAGGCTCATGACCTAGGTGGGGAGCCAAACATAAATCAAACTATTATGAAAAAAACAATCACAACCCCAGACAACTTCACATGGCACATAGTTGACGCATCTGAAGCGAAATCACTCCACCAGTCAAATCATGAGGTCTATCAAATCTATGACGACTTGAGCGAATCTTTGATTGACGAAGGCCATTCATTCGACAACAACAACACCTATGGCATCGAGCCATCAACAAAAAATCAAACTATGCTAACAAAAATCGAATCCGCAATGATTCTGGCGACGCTAGATGTCTTGCAACTGAACAACGACCTAAGCAAGGCAGATGCCGCATGGGACTTAATCACCGAGTACTTTGACTCTTTGGACAGCGTACAAAATCGAGAGGAGGACGGAGAATGAAACTCAAGCCTGAAGTAATCGCCATGGAGGTCGAGGACCTCTCGAAGCGAGTCACATTCGAAGAACTAGTGACCATGTACCTAGACGCTAGGTTTGAGTTGGTCGAGGCGTACGCCATTGGCGAATGGCTAGACGCCCTAGTAACCGCCTATCGGAACGACGACGACGACTCTTGGACCGAAGAGCAAATCGCCAAGGACCGAATGAATGTAATCAAAAAAGAAATCAGGACCAAGTACCTATAACCAACCCTAAATCAAACTATTATGAAAAAGACAATCTTCATCGTGAGCCTTGCGCTCAACCTATTCTCATTCACGAGAAGTACAGACAGCCAAATCGTCAACACCTTGGAGGACCTAAGCGAGTGGCTAGAGCAAGACATAGAGGCCGCTCTCGACCATGGCGACAAGGCCTTGGCCGACAACTTGGCCCAGTACAAGTTTCACATCGACGACCTTGTTGCAGAGTGCTTCGATGATAGTGAGAGAGAGGTCCACCAACACGAGTACAACCACCATGTAACAACTGAGCAGACCCGTGTTGTTCGAGACAACCAAGGGAATGTCATCTCAGTATGGGTAGACGGGCACTTATACACAGCAAACCATGAACTAGAAAACGAAATATAACCATGAAATTTTATTACAACGAAACAGACGACGCAGATGCTCTCGTCGTGAACCTTACCTTCCAAGATGTGGAGTTAATGATTCAAGAGCACAACGAGCACTTTGGCACCGACTACAAGTCTATCCAAGAGTTCAACGATGGCGAGGAATACAGAGAGTTCGTCGCCATGAGCAAGGCAGAGGCCGTCCATGCATACCTAGAAGAAAACGGGTACAACGCCACAATAATTGGCGACCTAGTATGGGTGACCATTTGGACCGAGGACCTAGAAGATTCCATGCAAGTCATGGTCGACCTAGAAGACCCTAAATGGAACGAGATATGAGAGAACTGAACAAGTGGGCCATCATCGGTTTCGATATGACCGGATGGCCCGAGTTCATCTCAACCGAGATGACCAAAGGAGATGCAGATTTGCTGTGCGAACATTTAAACAGCGACCCTGAAGAGGGTTATGAGTACTACGAAATAATTAAACTACCATGAAAATCAAAGACATTCGAACAATCCAACAAGACATGGGGTACGCCCCGATCCAACGACTCATCGACAACGGCACAGCGTGGCAAATGGAAGGCTCAACGGGCCGACTTGCCATGAGTATGCTCAAGTCAGGTGCATGTTTCCTACCAAAGAAAGCATTCTATGACGCCTACGGCAACAAGGTTCCAAGCCGAGACGAGCTCCAAGAGGGAACCACTGGCACCATCCAGAACTCAATCAACTACTACAACAACATCTATGAACGCATCTAAACTGATTCGCCAAATCCAAGAACTCGCCATCGAGCATGGCGTGAGCCTTGACGACCTAAGTGTAAACTTCCGCTACGACCTGAACTCTGATGTGCACAGCATCGGCCATGTATTCGAGGACCTTTACGACGAGGAGACCAACACCACGCTGACTAGCATCAGCCTATTATCAACCGACGAAGAATTTTAACTATGAACAAGAAACAATCAATCCAAATTATCAAGAGTGGACGCTTCTTCTCTTGCGAATTCACTAAGAAAGACGGCACAACCCGCCGTCTCCATGGACGCTCAGGCGTAGTAAAAGGCCTGAAAGAAAACGCAAAGCCACGGGCATACGACCCACAAGAACTCGGGTACCTGTGCGTGTGGGACATGAGCAAAAAGAACTACCGACTCATCAACTTGCAAACATTAACCAAAGTAAACAACCTAATTGTAAAATGAGCAATCTACTAGCACTATCCCGCAACGCTGAGGCCAACAATACCGGCTTCAGTTACAACATCACCACCGGAGAGGAGGCACCGAGCCACGGCTACATGGCATCCATGGAGGGACACGAGATGGAGGTCCGCAATGGCCAAGACCTAGTCAACCAAGTCAAACTATACACCCTATTCAATGCAGACATATTATCTGACGGAGAGACCTACCTTGGGTGTTGGTTTGACCAAGAGACCGAGTCGTGGTACCTTGACATCAGTCTACATTTTGAGACCCTAGAAGAGGCCCTTGCCTATGGTCTGAGCAACAACCAAAATGCTGTTTGGGATTTGGCACAAAATCGATCGATAGACCTCTAATGTCACGCTATTGTCAGGCTACTAAAGTAATCTTGTGTTGGTCAGTGCTGTTTCGTCTAAAACAGCATCGTACAGCATTCAAAACAGCATCGTGTAATTAACTAACTTTCAATAACTTACTTACTAAAATGTAGAAATGCTGTTTTATTTCCCATTTCT